AACTACGTTCCTTACTAGTTGTAGTACGGTATCCAAGTTAGATATTTTCAAGACTGAGGTTAAAAGAGCACCTCTGAATCTAGAGAATCCTGCGACTCCAAAAATGGAAGAACTAAAGTTCATTATTATCCATAGTGAGAACGCAGAAGAAGTGTTTGCTAAAATGAAAGAGCAAGGTAAAGATCCTGTGCTGTTTGGTTTAAGCGATGACGACTACGAAACACTTGCTAAAAACTTTGCACAAATACGTGCATACATGATTAAGCAACAACTAATAATTGAGAAGTATCGTGAATATTACGAAGGCGATTCTACTACTGACGGCTCTGATCCTAAGTAGTTGTTCTGCTAAATCTACTTGTACCGCTAAACCTGGCGCTGATATAGACATTAACAAGGGTGAAACAATCCAAGAAAAAATAACTCCTCGGGGCGAGATTAGTTGTAGTTTTTAATAAATACACATATAATTTAGAGGGGAACATAATGAGCGATCTTGCTACTGAAAAGAAAAAAATTGCTGACGGCAATGCAACTGTTGATGTAAAAGTTGGTTCTGATACAACAAAACGTAAAATTAACTTAGAACTTGATGTTGATGCTTCAGCAAAAGATTTAGGTGTTAATCCATACGCAAAATGGATTCATATGGCCCGTGCTGTTGATAGTTGGAGAATTTTTCCAAGATTCTTTATTTCAACATATATTATTTTACTATACAAAGTTGTAGTTTGGTATATGGCTCTTCCAAATCCTACTATGGAACAATCAGGTTTGGTTAGTATCGTAGTTGGTGCTGGTGCGGCTTGGTTTGGTTTATACACTGGATCAAGTAAAAAGTCTGACAAGTAATACTTGACAAACACCTAAACTAAGTATATAATACTAATATGGACTATTATGAACGTTTAGGTGTTTCTCGTAATGCCTCCGAAAAAGAAATTAAAACTGCATTCCGTAAACTAGCGGCAAAGCACCATCCTGACAAAGGCGGTGATCATAAAATGTTTACTGAATTAAACGAGGCTTACCAAACATTAACAGATCCAGAAAAGAAAGCAATGTACGATCAGTTTGGAACTTCTGATCCACAACAACAAGGTCAATATGGATTTAACACAGGAAACTTCCAAGATATGTTTTCACAGATGTTTGGGGGTGGATTTGAAGGTGAAGATATTATTTTTGGTCCAGGTGGATTCCAAAGACGTAGACAAAACAGAAATAGCAACGTAAGGACTGGATTAAGAATTACCTTAACACAAGCATTTAATGGCGGTGATGTCACTGTACAGTTTCCATTAAGTAATGGTGGTTCAAAAACAATTGACGTTAAAATACCAAAAGGTGTTGATAACGGACAAACTATAAGACTACGTGGTTTGGGTGATAGTAGTATAAAAGGTGTTCCACCGGGAGATCTTCATATTACTATTCAAATTGGAGATTATCAAGGCTATCGACGTGATGGTTTTGATCTTCAAAAGGACTTGACAGTTGATGTCTTTGACCTTATACTAGGTACTAAGGTAAACATAAAACACCTAGATGGTCATACTTACAGTTTATCAATACGTCCAGGTACACAGCCTGATACAATGTTTAGTATGAAAGGACTTGGTATGCCTGATGTAAACGGTGGTCCACATCAAGGAAATCTTTACGTAAAAGTAAAGGCTTCTATACCAAAAGAACTAACTGATGACCAGATAGATATGATAACTAAAATAAAGGGAAACTTAAAATAATATGAACTTAATTTATTATCCAGACGAGTTTTTAAATAAACAAGTTAAAGAATTTGATTTTGAAAATCCGCCATTTGATTTAGTAGAAACTAAAAAACAAATGTTGGAAATTATGTACGAAAAAGACGGTGTTGGTTTAAGTGCAAATCAAGTAGGTCTTGATGCACAATTATTTGTTATGGGTAGTAAACACGTTCCTGATAAAAGTGCTATTTTTGTTAACCCTAAAGTATTACAAGCAAGTGAAGAAACTGTTTTAGATTACGAAGGGTGTTTAAGTTTTCCTAATATTATTGTTCAACTGCGTAGACCTAAGTGGATCGTTGCAGAGTTCTATAATGAAAAAGGTGAAAAGCAAATGGGTAGAATTGAAGACTACGATGCTAGATGCTATCTACATGAACTAGATCATTTGTTAGGTATTACATATAAAGATAGAACAAGTAAACTTAAATGGGACATGGCTGTTAAGAAGGCTAAAAAATTAGAACAAAAATTATCAAAAGGAATGCAATACTATGCTTGAACCTGATGCACAGTTAGAAGTAATATTTGAAAAAGCAATTAAACTTGCCCAAGAAGCAAAACACGAATATGTGACTGTCGAACACTTTGCATATGCTCTAGTATTGAATGAAGATTTTAAACAGGTACTAGAAGAATTTGGTGCTAACATTGACGAACTTAGTAAAGACCTTTCAGATTACATTGGAACTAAACTAGGTGAAATTGTTAATCCAACACGTAAAGGTCGCCCATCAAAAACACAAGCATTAGAACGTGTATTAAATCGTGCATTTACACAAACATTGTTTAGTGGTAGAACTACTATTAGTCCAAGTGACGTATTCCTTTCGATACTCAACGAAAAGAAATCATTTAGTGCTTTCGTAATGAAAAAGTACAACATTGATAAAGATAAGTTTAGCAACTTTATTGAGACCGAAGCAATCATTGGCGAAGCGGCTAGTGAACAATATAATAAGAGTCAACTAGAAAGACTTATTAGTCAGTTCTGTACAAATCTTACAGCAAAAGCAAGAGCAGGTAAGATTGATCCTGTAATTGGTCGAGGCAAAGAAATTGAAGAAACTGTACTAATCCTTGCACGTAGACAAAAAGCAAATGTAATGTTGGTTGGTGATCCTGGCGTAGGTAAAACTGCTATTGCTGAAGGACTTGCGGTTGAAATCGTAAATGATAATGTACCAGAGTTTATTAAGGATAGTACTGTTTATGCTCTTGACATTGGTGCTCTAGTAGCAGGTAGCAAGTACAGAGGTGACTTTGAAGAACGTCTTAAAATGGTCATTAATGCACTTGAAAAGAAAAAGAATTCAATTCTGTTTATTGACGAAGCACACATGATGAGTGGTGCAGGTGCTGGTGGCCAAGGACAAGCAAATGATATGGCTAATATGCTAAAGCCTGCATTAAGTAAAGGAACAATTAAAGTTGTTGCTTCAACTACTTGGGAAGAATTCCGTAAACACTTTGAAAAGGATCGTGCATTGATGCGTAGGTTCCAACGTGTCACAGTTGACGAGCCAGATGAAGAAACTTCAATTGATATTCTTAAAGGTATTAAGAAATATTACGAAAAACATCACAATGTTAAGATTACACAAAAAGCAATTGAAAATGCTGTTAAGTATTCTGTAAAGTATATGGCTGATAAAAAGTTGCCAGACAAAGCAATTGATGTTATTGACCGTGCTGGTGCTAGATTTAAAATACTAGACAAAAAAGAAGGAACAGTTGATCACGACGAAATTGTATTTGAAATTTCTAAAATGACTGGATTACCTTTAGAACAAGTTGCGGCAAAAGACAGTGAAAATATGCGTGACCTTGAAGGTGGTATGAAAACGCAAGTATTTGGACAAGACGAAGCAATTGATAGTTTGCTTGACAAAATTTATATTGCTCAAGCAGGTTTGAAATCGCTTAACAAGCCTGTCGGCTCGTTCTTGTTTGTAGGGCCAACTGGTTGTGGTAAAACAGAAACAGCAAAAGTTTTAGCCAAAGAAATGGGAACACAACTTGTACGTTTTGATATGAGTGAGTTTCAAGAAAAACATTCTGTTGCTAAGTTTATTGGTGCACCTCCAGGCTATGTAGGCTTTGAAGAAGACGCTGGTCAACTTATTACTAAATTGCAAGAACATCCTAACTGTATTTTACTGTTAGATGAAATTGAAAAAGCACATAGAGATGTTTCTAATGTATTACTAGGACTTATGGACAATGGATTTGTCACAGGTTCAAATGGTAAAAAAGCAGATGCTCGTAATGCTGTTGTTATTATGACATCTAACTTAGGTGCTAGAGATATGGAAAAGAACGGCGTTGGTTTTGGTAGCCTCGAACGTGAAGGCGAAGATGATGATGCAGTAAATGATTTCTTTGCACCAGAGTTTCGTAATAGACTTGATGGCATTATTAAGTTTGGAAAACTTGATAAAAGAACTTCAGGACTTATTGTTGATAAGTTTATTAAAGAAACAAACGACCTTGTTAAAGACAAAGGAATTTATATTATTCTAACAGATGCGGCAAAAGATCATTTGATCAAAAAAGGATTTAATCGTAAAATGGGTGCAAGACCATTACAACGTGTTATTGATCAAAGTATTAAAAAGCCAATGTCTAAAGAAGTTTTATTTGGCGATCTTGTAAGTGGGGGTAAAGTCACAGTTGACTACGTTGATGGAGAAATTAAATTGAATGTAGAAAACTTCACACTTGAACACAAGGAACAAGACGTTGAAAGCACAACACACGAATAAACTGTTCTTTAACAAATACCTTTACAAAGCAACTGTGTATTGCCCACGCATTGCTTTTATAAGATATCCCAAAGACAAAGTTTTTTCTGCATTAACTAAATCTGAAAATTTTAACGAGTTTTTAGCCAAAGGCGGAAATACTCTTAAAAATAGATGGGACCAAACCCGTCCTAAAGATATGTGGGAAAATAGATTTACAATATACAAGATTATGCAAATGCGTGAAAAACTGTATTCTCAAAATACAGAATTTACAATGCGTTTGGAAACAAGTCATTGCGGATTTTATCTAAATGATAAAGATTTGTTTGATGATATTTGTAAACAGTTTAAAGATATTGTAGTAGATATTTCATGGCCTACAGATGAAAAACACGGAACTTACTTGTTGAATAATCCTACACATGAAATTGTTAACAATTATCCGCACGGCAAATATCGCTATCGTATTAATTTAAGAAATAAATTCTTAAGCAGTGATGTCAGACAAGGATTTAAAGATTGGATTAAAAATTATCCTGATTTGGAAATTACTGATATAACATTAAATTCAATCAAAAACGGTGGGTATGATTTAAATGGTAAATTTTTATACTCGACAAATAAAGATATTATGTTATTATTACAAATGTATCTAAGCGATGCGGTTAAAAGCATCACAGAATTCAAACTAAGAAAGGAACTTTGATGCAAAAAGAAAACATAGTACGAGAACTAATTAAACGAAACGTTATTACCGAAGGAACAAATGTTCATGCTGTTGTGACAGCAAGTGGATTAGGTGGTCAACCAATTAGAATCCAAAAGCAAGTTTTGATTGGAAACTTAGGTCATACATCTGCAAAAGGTTGGGATCGCTGTGATGCTGGTAAAGATCACTTATATAAAGTAAATTACAGTGATATTAATCTAATTGAGGGCATGGAAATTGCTAGAATGGCCCAGGCATATAAAATCAAAATCAAATAAATAAAAGTACTATGCCAGAACAAAGTACAAATTTTCAGTTTACAATCAACAGTGCAGAAACTGCCCAAGTTGATCACCCAGGCGATAGCACGGTTGAAACATACACCAGTGCTAAAGTAAAAGGCGACGGCTACTACAAAGGCGGTGACGGAGTACATACATACGAAATCAAAGTTGACGGGTTTTACGGAACAGTTAAAATTGAAGCAACTTTAGCATCTGAACCTACCAGCGACGATTGGTTTGATGTATCAGGAACGGAACATACAGCCGATCCTAGCGATAGTACTGTAAACAGAACAGGCTCTTATATGTACAATTTTACAGGTAATTTTGTTTGGCTAAGAGCAGTTATTTCTAATTTTACAGATGGAACAGTTAATCATATAAGGGTGAATTACTAATGAGTGAACAACATTTTGTAAGGCTTATCTTTAACGAAGATCAAGGCGAAAACTTTATTAGAATATTCGCAGGTGCTATGTCACATACACTTGACGAGTGTTTGTTAGAATCTGCAGAAGACCAAAAAATCATTTTTGAATCTTATAAAACAACTGAAGGACATTACGTTTACGAAGTTGCTCTTTCACAAGAACTAAGCAACCAAAAAGCAGACGACATGGCTGACATTATTTCCAAAACTATTACTGGTGATTACGAAATTGAAGTTAGCGGAAACGGCTATAATCTCCAATAATAGTCATTTTGGTAAAATTAACCAACAGTTGTAGTTGACTTTATACACATTCTTTGCTATTATAATATATGTAAAACACTTAATTGTGAGTGTTTTTTATTAAATGTCAATAGGAGAAAACATGACTAACAATTCAAAAACTATCCAGGCTAAAGTACTTGCTTCATTACAAAATGGTAATGAACTAACTGCGGCTCAAATCAAATCAAGATTTGGTGCAGGAAACCCAGGTGCAGTAATTCAAGCACTACGTTTCAACGGTTTCCCAGTATATCTTAACACTGTTAAAGATAGCAAAGGTAGAGTTTACAAGAAGTACCGTTTAGGTACGGCTAGCAGAGCGGTTATCGCGGCTGGTTATAAAGCAATGGCAAAAGGCCTAGTTGCTTAATTAAACTTGAGGTATAAGGCCCCTTCGGGGGCCTTTACTGCTTTATAAAGGATCAATATGCAAAATAATCAACACCTACCTGAAAAAATAGAAGTTAATTGTACAGATAATGGTCAAACAGTACAAGCATACTTAGATCGCTATGTAGAGAAAATGTACATAGATGTTATTATAAACACCGTAAAAGTGCGTTTATCGTACAAAAATAAAGACCTATATGTAGGTCACATGGCTGGATTAGAATTCACAGCAAACACACCAGAAATCACAGAAATCAAACCCTTTCGAAGATAAGTCCTCTTGCATAAATACTTCAGTAGGAGTATTATAATATGGACACTATGGACTTTAGAAAATTAATAAACAAAATTGATGGCGTTCAAACAGAAGCCAAAAAAGAAGTTAAACGCAAACAATATAAGACAGCATCAGAAGTAATTGCTGATTTGCAAGACGCTGTATTTGCTGAACCAAGCAAATCACAGATCAAATACAGCAGTGCTAATATTCAAAAATTTACAGATGCTAAAGCAGAAATTGCGTACAAACTATCAGAACTATCACAACTAATTAAAAATAACGACGACCTTTCGTTGTTTTTATCCAACGTTAGCAACATGATACACAATGACAAGCAAATTGGTCCAGGCTTAGTTAAAGTTGTACAAGCGGCGATGGAAAGACATAAAGATATTCCATTAGAAAAAGATCCAGATTCAGAAGTTCCATATGATGACTCTGACGATGATGAATTTGAATCACAATCACACAGTAATATTGCTAAGGCAATTGAAGAACAAAATCTAGAAGAAGAATTTAAAATCCTTTGGGATGAAGAGCCAAAGAAACGTGGCGGCGGAATGTATCAAGCAATTGAATATGCAAATGGTACTAAAGGTTATGTTCCTATGGCTGTTGATGGTCGTCCTATTTGGACAGGTTCAGTCCGTGACAGATACATGGCTGACAGATTAAAAGACATGGGATTTGGTTTACCAGCATACTCATACGGAAAAGACTTTGATGCTGACTTCCAAGGAAATCCAGCAAATTATGATCAAGGATCAGGCGAGTATGTAGGAACACACAGAAAAGTAGGTAGCCGTTGGGTAGCACTCGATCAATATAAACATTGGAGTAAGAGTGATGACGGAAACTTCTATACTGATAGAAGTGAAGCACTTAAAGATGTAAGTTTTGCTGAATGGAAACAAGCAGGCGACATTAGAAATATCAATCATGAATTAAAAATGTTAGCATTACAGATTCAAGCAATTCCAATGCGTGACCAGAAAGAAGCATATGAAGCAATTCTAACTGTTAACAGAGCATACCGTGGTGATGCTCAAGCATTTGAAGATATGACAAGAATGGTTAACTCAGGTGTAGACATTCAAGTTATGATTGCGGCGGCTGGCTTTAGAGGCAAGAGAGCATTACAAGATCTTGCTAACAACGATGAAATTGAAAAGGCATTACAAAGTAAAGCACACGCGGCTAAACTAGCAGATCTTGAAAAAGAAGAAGCAGAAGAAAAAGCAGTAAACATCATGGGCGGCAAAGCAGGTACATTTGGTAAAGATGGTATGACTGGCCAAACAAGATACAAAGGTGATATTGGTTTAGCAAAAGATGCTGAACAATCGCAATCATCTTCTTCAACACAATCAAGTAAACCAAAAGTGAATCAAATGCCTGATGTACAATTACAAGGTATGTATGAAAGTGAAAATCTAACAGAGTTTGACTTTCTAAAAAAGTTATTTGGAAAAAAGCCTGAACAAAAACCTGCAAATGGTAAACTTCCGTTTGGTGGTGAAAGACGTATTCAGTCAAATGGTGGCACTGTAAATTTTAACATTGATAAAAACAAGAACAAAACTCAATGGAGTTATCAAGGTAAAGAGTATACAATTTATGCTACTGATGAAGAATTAGATAAATTTGAAAACAGCCATCATAGCAATGGTTGGGAAATGATTTCAGGTACTAGAGAAAAAGTAGTTTCTAAAGATCCTAAGCCTGTAGAAATTAAACCTTACACACCTAGCGGTGACGATTCAGCAATGTTTAAACCAACTGATGCTTCTGCACCTAAATCAGGTGTTTATGCAAAAGATGCACAAGGCGGGGAAACACGTAAGGGTGATCCAGATATGGTTGCACAGGCTGAAAAACGTTTTAAATCAAAAAAACTTGATCCAAATAGTGATGAAGCAAAAAAACTATTTAAAGATCTTGAATTAGAGAGTATTCAAAACGAAGGTGATAACATTTATCATCCTTGCACTAAATCATTTAAACATGATAAGTTTGGTGAAGGTGAAGTTATTCATGGCGAACACACATTAAGTGAAGACGGAACAGTCACACACTACGATGCTAAATTTGTACGTGAAGACGGATCACAATTTATTGTTAGAAATATTCCAGTAGCGAACATGAAAGAGTGTGTTGTTGTAGAACACAGCCACCCAGCAAAGAAAAAGAAAAAAGTAAAAGAATCAATTGAACAAGTAGAAGAAGATATTTGGTTTAACGATTTAACAGATGTCACATTACACGGTGATGAATTTTATGAAGCGTTTGGTTGGATTGGCGAAAACGATGAAAACATTGAAGAAGCAGAATACCAAGGACGCACAGTTAAACTAAACAAACCAATGCGTGGCGATGTTAAGAAGTTTAAAGTATATGTTAAGAATCCAAAAGGTAATGTAGTTAAAGTTAACTTTGGTGATCCTAACATGAAGATTAAAAAATCAAACCCAGCAAGAAGGAAAAGTTTCCGTGCTAGACACAACTGCGATACTCCAGGTCCAAAGCATAAAGCACGTTATTGGTCATGTAGAAAATGGTGATGAACAATGCTATTAAAGGAACTGTTTGACAATAATGTATCACAAGATACGCCAGATGTACTAGTAGACGATATTAAGTTTTATATCGAACACAACGACGACTTACACAAAAATTATTTTTTAAAAGTAGTAGACGGAATTAAAAAAGGTCCTGCTACAGACGCCAACGAATGTTATTCGTCGTTTATGGAAATGGTTGAAGAAGGTTGCAAAATGTATCAGGAAGAATACAAACTACCTGGTAATATAGAAGAAATTTATACCAAAGATCTAAAAGAAAAAATTTGTAGACAATTTGCGGAATCACAAATAGAATTAATCAACAACGGCGAATACGATCCCAAGGAGGAATAAATGAGAATTGACGAAGTTGTCAACAACAGGACAGCCGTTATTGCTTGGGGTAGAATGAATCCTCCTACCATTGGACATCAAAAAGTTGTTGATACTGTAAAATCAACAGCACAAAAAGTAATGGGCGACCCCATTTTATTTTTAACTAAAACCCAAGACGCTAAAAAGAATCCATTAACATTTGCAGAAAAGTTTCATTTTGCAAGTGAAATGTTTAATATTCCTATCAATAGAAATACTAGTGTAAAAACTATCATACAAGCATTACAACTATTACAAGGCGACGGATATCGCAATGTTGTTATTGTTGCAGGTAGTGATCGTGTACAACAATACCAAGACCTAGTTGACAAATACAATAACACTCCTGATAAGTCAGGTGAAATACCGTTTGCTTTTAATGCTGTTAAAGTTGTTAGCAGTGGAGAACGTGATCCTGATGCAGACGGCGTTGAAGGAATGAGTGCAAGTAAATTAAGACAACTTGCAGTTGAAGGAAACTTTGACGGATTTAAACAAGGTGTTTCAGGTAATGAAACTCTTGCAAAACAAATGTACAATAGGGTTAGACAGGCAATGGGTATTCAAGACGAAACAAATGAAGAAGCCGCAGGAGTTGGTATTCTTACAAAACAAAACACAACTAAGGATGTTAAGAAAGGCACCCTTAAAAAAATGATGAAGGGGTTTAGATTAATATGAGAGCAAGACAATTTATAAATGAAGGTAAACAAGAAATCATGCATATTGTTAATGCAATTAAAGATGTTGCTGGCAGAGTGCAAGAAGTAAGACAATACCTTGAAGGATTAATAGGCAAACCATTAGATCAAATTAGTTCACAAGACATCTACAATAATGTTATTCAAAACGGTGTTGCTTATGCACGAGCAGGGGCTAGAATGGGTGCTCGAGAAATTCAACGTACAGGATACAGTGTAGGAATGTTGCGTATGTATTTGACATGGAATAAAGGCGACATTGCAAAACAAATAAATGCTTACTTGCCAAAGATTATGCAACTTACAGATTTAAATGAACCTACTGGTCCAAGTTTTGATGCTAAGAAACGTATTGCTGTAGAGATGGATATTTCTGTACAAGACATTGATGCAATTATTCAAACATATGATCACCTAGCATCTAAATTTCCTGAAGCGGCAAGACTGTTTGAAAAAGGCGATTTAGAAGGTGCATTAGATCAAGTTATTGCAAGAATGCTAAAAGGTCTATAATGACAAAAGAAGAACTACAAAAACTTGCAGGGATTACAAACACATTTAAAGGATTATCAGAATATCAAATTGATGAAAATCCTAGTATTACTGCTTCTAAAATAAAAGCCAAAGAAAAGAAAATGGGTGTTAAACCTGGAGATAGTGAATGGTTTAAACTTTGGTTTAGCAGACCTTTTATGACAGGACATAATGGTTTTAGAGGGCGTAAGAAAAAATGAAGATTACTGAAGTATTAGTAGAACGTGATCAACCAGGCATTATTGCTGGTGAAATCTATATTGATATGGATGGCGTTCTTGCTGACTTCTTTGGTGCTTGGGCAGACTTAATGAAAGTTGACAAGTGGTGGAACATTAACAAACATCATGACATCGACGATGCACTACAAAAAATTAGAGACACAGATGACTTTTGGCTTAACATACCCTTAACATCAAATGCTAAAAATTTATTAGAACTTATTAAAAAAGTTAAAGGATCATATAACATTTGCTCAAGTCCTTTACCAGGCGATCCTAATTCAGAACCACACAAACGTGAGTGGATTAAAAAGAATCTTGCGTTTTTTCCACCTAAGAACGTTTACATTACACATGAAAAAGCACAATTCGCAGTACAAAAAGACGGTACTCCAAACATCTTAATTGATGACTACGGTGTTAACATTCGCAAATGGGAAGCCGCAGGCGGCAAAGGTTTTAAACATAAAGATCACAAGTTTGAAAGAACTGTAAAAAGAGTAATGCAAGGTGAAAGTATAGAAGAAAACTTTGCAGACGGTAAAAAAAAGGGTAAAAGTCGTCCAGGTCGTGTAAAAAAGTCTGGTGCTAGTTGTAATGGATCAGTCACTGATCTACGTGCTAAGGCTAAAAAATACAGTGGCGAAAAAGGCAAAATGTATCACTGGTGTGCCAACATGAAGAGTGGACGCCAAAAAAAGGGTAAATAACAGTATGAAACTAACAGATGTTGATAGCACTATTAAATTAGAAGGCAAAGATAAGCCTATTAAACCACGTGATCCTAACGCACAAACAATGCAGGATATACGCCGTAGTGGTGCCGCTGGTGCTCACAAAGATAAGACTAAAGTTATTCCACGCAAAGAAAAGTATAAAAAAATGGACGAAGCAGATCCAGCAGAACTTGGTTCTATGAACGATAAAATGAAAGATGTGCTTGGTAAAGTATATCAAGACGATGAAGCAGAAAAACAAGCAGAAATTGATCGTGCTGAAAAAATTAGACAACAGCAGGTAAAAGATTTAGGTCCTGAAGCAATGGACGATTATATTGCTAAACTAAAATCACATGATTGGACATATCAATACAGTGATGACCATCGTGTGTGGAAAAAAGGACAAGAAGAATCACAAGCAATTGGCAGTATGATGAAAATACTAGACCCTGATATGAAAATTTATAAAAAGTACAGTCCTTTCCACGATGAAGAGAAAAATGAAAACACAATTTTTAACGCACTTAATAAGTTAGACGAAATTGCATCACCTGGTGCTACAAGTGCAGGTAATATTGCAACAGTAGCAAGTCCACATCTTGCTATTGGAGACAAAAAAACACGTAAAAAATACGGCTCTTTAGTTGGTGCTGTACCTAACCCACCTAAAGCAAAAATGCAAAAACCAACAGATAACGCACTAGATATGAAAGGTACTTCAATATTTGGTGGTACATTAAAAAGGACATAACAATGAGCGACAAATACGACGAACCAGCATCAAATTACGAAGCAGAAATGCTAGATAATCAAATTGCTTTTATTAAGTATGCCGCTGATGAAATTCGTGATCACGTACACAGAGGTGGCGTGTTTCCAGAGTGGTTTCAAAACAAATTAAGTGGCGTACATGAAAAGATCAAAACACTTCATGCATATATGGAAGGTGAACGTCAACAGGAAAAAGAACGTAAGGATATGGTTTCTATGAAAGACCAAGAAGATGATTACTTTGAAAGTCTTGGATTAAGATTAAAAGAAGCACTTACTCCTCAAGAAATTGATCAAGCACTTTCGCCATACGAAGCAAAACGTAAAGCACTACAAGACATTCAAGCAGATCCAAATACAGATAAAGATCCGGATCTAAAAAAAGAACTAGCACGTAGAGTAGCACAACTTAAAAAAGAATATCCAAATGAATCAAAAGACGATCCATGTTGGAAAGGCTATGAAATGATTGGAATGAAAAAGAAAGGTAAAAAAGAAGTACCTAACTGCGTTCCAAAAAAGAAAAAGTAATGAGATATTATGAAATTTACAGTGAGGCCTGGAGTAAGAAATATAAAAAAGCAATCAACTGCAATAATCCAAAAGGGTTTTCTCAAAAGGCGCATTGTGCAGGACGTAAAGCAAGACAAGCAGGAAACAAAACAAAATCAAAATCGGTGAACTAATATGGACTTTAATAAAATACTAAACAAATTTAACGATCTTGGAATTGAAGCAAAACCTCTTGTTCCTGATGCACCTGATGCAGGTAAAGCAACAGAACAAACAACTGCTTCAGCAGATAACCCACAAGCACACGCTCGTATGATTGAGCAACAACTTAGAGGCAAACATATTCCAGGCGTTAGTGACGTAAGTTCAAACGATATTGCCGCACTTGCAGGTGTAAACAAATCTACACAAAGACCACAACCTGCTAATCCTAATCCAAATTCAATGTATACAAAACCGGTATCAGAACCCGTTGTACAACCTACACAATCTTATACTAGTGATATTGAAACAAGACTAGATAGTATTGAAAGAAAACTAGAAAGCATTTTTGAATCAATGCAAAAAGAAGGCGATTTAAAAATGAAAAGAGGATCGTCAGCAGAAATACTAGCACACGCGATGTATGACCTTGTAATTCAATCACAGGATAATCCTAAGATTATTGATAAGATCCAACAAATTTATAAAATGGCAACTAACACAGATGTAATATACGATAAAAAAGGTGATACATTTACATTTCGTAAAAATCAACAGCCAGAAAAGAAAGCAGAATCTTCGTTATTTAAAGAGTACTTAGATTTTGTTGAAAAGGATGTATAATGAGATTTAAAGAGTTTGATCAAAAAAATTATGCTTGGGGTGATGTAAAAGGTTCATTAGATAAACAGTTTGGTCACAATAAAGATACTAAGACGCAAACAACAGGACAACAAACTTCACAAATTCTTGCAAGATTAAAAAAATGGATTGCTGGTGCAAAAGCCGCACTTACTTCTGAAAATGATCAAGCAACACAACAGCAAGTTGATCAGTTAAAACAAACACAAAAAGATTTTGAACAAGGTAAACTACCACCAGACCAAGCAATGGAAAAGTTTATAGGCATATTAGAAAAAATAGGTCCTGTAGATAAGTTAGGCAAAGCAATAGATATGTTCTTGCCAATGCTTAAAGGTATGCAGGGTATGTCACAAAAACCAACAGAAGAACGTGATTTACAAAACACCATTGATGCACTAGAAAGATTCCGTCAGAAATTAATGCCCAACCCAAGTCAAACACCGGGTATAAACGTCTAGTAGTAATACTAAATATTCAAAAGAAACACAACCCTAAGAGGATTATATGGCCTTTTTAGTACATAACCTACCGCCTATCGAAGTATATGTAAAAAAAGAATACCTATACGATCATCAAAAAGGCCACGGCGAACTAACTCCAGGTATATGGATTAGTATTAGAAGCATTGAAAGTAAAGCATTATACTTTGAAACACTACTAACAGAGTACGGTGCTCTTTATGACAAACTACCTATAAGTGCATTTGTGTGGAAAGAAGATTATGACAAAGATAATCAACTACCATTAGATACTTTACAAATATGGGATTGTTTTGACTATGATATTACAGTAATTAAAAAACCTATGTTATGTGACTGCGAATTTTTTGGAAAAGACAAACAGATGCATAAAGGCGAATATTTGTTTACCTTAGATACTTGCCATCCAGACAACAATAGATTAAACGTTAATTTTTCAGAACACGACCCAGAACATAAAACGTTTAATGTCATTAAATTAGATAACGGACAATTTGCGGCACAGCCAAACAATAGAATTATTTGGACAGATCAAAGTTTGGTCACAAACGATAGATTAATACCAGACTTTAAAGTTTGTACACAAAATTACACAGTAGAGAACACACCAAAGTGGAGTGTAGGACATACTGATGAATGGCAGTACAAAACGGACGAAGAAAAAGCCACAAACAACGATAATTCATTGACAAGTGAATAAATTTCTTATATAATATTAAAATTAACAAAGGAGGAACCTATGAGTTCAAAAGTATTTGGCCCTGAAGAAAAGGCCAAACTAATGCAAGTCATTAACGACGGAGTCAATGTTAAACAAGAAGTTCAAGATCTTACTGAAGGTCTAAGAGATACTGTAAAAGCAGTAGCAGAAGAACTTGATGTTAAACCTGCATTAATTAACAAAGCAATTGGTATTGCACATAAAGCAAATTGGCAAGAAGTCTACAGCGACTTTGACGATCTAGAATCTATCATTACTATTACTGGCAGAGACAAGTAATGAAGCGAGTCAAAGATTTTTGGCTCGAAAGTTATCATAGTGATCGCATAGCATTCTACTTTGAACTTTTAAGTTTTATTTTTACCGTAGGAGCAAGCCTTACACTTGCATTTACGGCAGACGCTCCGGATATGCGTTATGTGTATCCTGGGTTTTTTATAGGTTCTCTAACGGCAATCTATGCTTATTATAGACGTAGGATTGCATGGCCAGTTTTACTGACATCTTACTTTGCTGTTGTTAATGTTTTTGGATTTGGAGTAGCAACAGGGTGGTGGTAAAATGGTTTGGATGTTATTATATATCATTATTGAATTAGATACAGTTAATGTAGGACAAATGGGAATGTTCAAAACAATGGCAGAATGTTTTGAAGCACGTGATGAACTAGTATTAGCAGTTGGCAAGGATGGATATTTTCCAACTAATCAACAAGCAATATGTATTAAAAGTGATAAAACAATATGAGTATATGGGAAAAAGTAAAGCAGTTTTGGATTAGAAGTTATACTTCTGATAAGACAGCATTTTATTACGAAACAATCGCAAGTATTTGCGTATTCACATCAATGACTTGGATCAGCGTCACAGCAGATGCTCCGCCAATGCATTTGATTTATCCTGTAAGTTTTACAGGTGCAGTGTTTAGTATTGTTGCGTTTGTAAGACGACAAGTAGGCTGGCCGCTTGTAATGACAAGTTATTTTGCCTGCTTACACGTATTTGGTTTTGGTAGAGCAATGGGTTGGTGGTAATGATTTATTACGTTGATATTGACGGTACTATTTGCGATCAAGAACTAGGCAGACATTACAGTTTATCAAAACCTTATAAAGAAAGAATAGAACATTTTAATAAACTGTTTGATGAAGGACACGAAATTCATTATTGGACAGCAAGGGGAATGGCAACTGGTGTTGATCATTCTGAACTTACTATCAAACAACTAAAAGATTGGGGTGCAAAGTACACAAGTGTTAATTTTAAGAAACCAGTGTATGATTTTTGGATTGATGATAAAGGCCAAAATGCAGAAATGTATTTTGAGCAAATAGAACTTGACAAAGAATGGAAGTAATGTTATATTGTTATTAACTAAGGAGTTATATGGCAATAGACATTAGAAGGAACTACGAAGGTAAAGATGGCCCCTCTAAAGAAGAACAGCAAGAAAAATTAGATAAGTTAATGCAAGAATTTCTTGCTAAAGGCGGTAAAATACAAAAGTTAGAACCCGGTGCGGCACAAGGTGCTGGTGGATTAGATAGAAGACCACACTGGACTGATGCAGAGTTAAAAGAAAGATATAGAAAAGAAAACGGAATACCTGATCCAGAAAAAAAGAAAAAAGGCAGAAAAAAACGCAAGGCAAAGTAGTACGATAAATACTACGATGAAGGTACAGTTGGCCATAAGCAACATAATTTGGTATTGTCAGCCGAAAGTGACAAACAGGAGAATAAATGAGTTATGTAGATGCTCTGTGGGACAGAGACAAAGATATTATCAAAGTCGTTGAACGTAATAAAAACGGCGAAAGAGATTTCCGAGAATATCCAGCAAGATATCAATTCTATTATAAAGATCCTCGTGGTAAGCACAAGTCTACTATGGGCGATACAGTTAGTAGAGTAGTATGTAAAAGTTGGAAAGACTTCCTTAAAGAACAAAAAATTAACAAACATCGCGGACTATTTGAAGCAGATGTTAATCCTGTATATCGATTGCTTGAAGAAAATTATTTAGGTATCGATGCTCCAACACTACACGTTGCGTTTTTCGATATTGAGGTTGACTTTGATCCTGAACGTGGTTATAGTTCACCTGAAGATCCATTTACAGCCATTACAGCAATTACAGTACACTTACAATGGTTGAATAGTCTTATTACATTAGCACTTCCTCCAAAAGGTATGAGCATGGAAGATGCTAAATTTGCTGTAAAAGATTTTGATAATACACACTTGTTTGAAAGTGAAGCAGAAATGCTTGACACGTTCTTAGACTTAATACAAGACGCAGATATCTTAAGTGGTTGGAACAGTGAAGGTTATGATATTCCTTACACAGTTAACCGTATTACTCGTGTACTTTCAAAAGAAGATACAAAGCGATTTTGCTTGTGGGATCAATATCCAAAGAAAAGAACTTATGAAAAGTTTGGCCGTGAGCAAGAAACATACGACCTTGTAGGAAGACAACACTTAGATAGTTTAGAATTATATCGTAAGTACACATACGAAGAACGCCACACATATCGACTAGATGCTATTGGTGAAATGGAAGTAGGCGAACGTAAAACTGTTTACGAAGGCACACTTGATCAGTTATACAACAATGACTTTAAAACATTCATCGAATATAACAGGCAAGACGTTGCACTACTTGATAAACTTGACAAAAAGTTAAAGTTTATTGATCTTGCAAACGAACTTGCACACGCAAACACTGTATTGTTGCCAACAACAATGGGTGCTGTTGCTGTGACAGAACAAGCAATTATTAACGAAGCACACCATAGAGGTTTTGTTGTTCCTAATAGAGTACACAGAGAGCCAGGTTCAGAGCCTGCGGCTGGTGCGTATGTTGCATATCCTAAAAAAGGATTGCACGATTGGATCGGCTCAATGGACTTGAACTCACTGTATCCATCTGTTATTAGATCACTTAATATGGATCCAGCAACTGTTGTAGGACAACTGAAGCCAGAATATACTGAAGAAATGGTACGTAATGAAATGACTCTTAAGAAAAAGTCATTTGCGTCAGCGTGGGAAGGTCGCTTTGGAAGTCTTGAATATGAGTTTGTCATGGAAGAACGTAAAGACAAACAAATTACTGTTGTATGGGAAAACGGTGAAGAAGATGTAATGAGTGCGGCAGAAGTTTATAGATTAATATTTGAAAGTAATCAGCCGTGGATGTTAAGTGCTAACGGTACTATCTTTACTACAGAATATGATGGTATTATTCCAGGACTGTTAAAGCGTTGGTATGCAGAACGTAAAGAAATGCAGGCAAAGAAACGCCAAGCACAAGAAGCAGGAAATAAAGTTGAAGAAGCATTTTGGGATAAACGACAATTGGTTAAGAAGATTAATCTTAACTCTCTTTATGGTGCTATTCTTAATCCTGGTTGTCGCTTTTTTGATCCACGTATTGGGCAGAGTACTACACTAACAGGTAGAGCCATTGTTAAACATATGTCATCAAGAGTTAATGAAATTATTACAGGTGATTACGATCACGTAGGCAAAGCAATTATTTACGGTGATACTGACTCTTGTTATTTTAGTGCTTACACAAGTTTACGTCCTGAAATTGAAAAAGGCGATATTCCGTGGGATAAAGATAGTATCATTGCACTATATGATCAAATTTGTGACGAAGCAAACAAATCGTTTCCACAGTTTATGAGTGATGCGTTTCATTGTCCTAAACCAAGAAGCACAGGTGTTATTGCCGCTGGTAGAGAAGTTGTTGGTGAAAAAGGATTATTCATCACAAAGAAACGTTATGCAATTCTTATCTATGATAATGAAGGTGCAAGAATGGACGTTGACGGTAAACCAGGTAAAGTAAAAGCAATGGGTCTTGATCTTAAACGTAGTGATACTCCTGTGTTTATGCAGGACTTTTTAAGTGAGATATTATTGGCTGTGCTAACTGGTGCCCAAGAACCAGAAATTCTTGATAAAATTACAGACTTCCGCACACAATTTAAAGCAAGACCTGGTTGGGAAAAGGGTTCTCCAAAACGTGCAAACAACATCACAGACTATCTTGCTAAAGAAAGAAAATTTGGTAAAGTTAATATGCCTGGTCACGTAAGAGCAAGTATTAACTGGAACAAACTAAAGGAGATGAACGGTGACAACTATTCAATGAATATCGTTGATGGTATGAAAGTTATCGTTTGTAAACTAAAGAACAATCCAATGGGATATACCTCGGTTGCATATCCTACAGACGAACTAAGAATACCACCCTGGTTTCAAGAACTTCCGTTTAACGATGACGAAATGGAATCAGTTATTATTGATAACAAACTAGGCAACTTGTTAGGCGTTTTGGATTGGGATATTAAATCAACCGAACAGAAGAATACATTCAACAATTTATTTGACTTTGAATGATTTTTTAAGTATAATATGTATAAGGAACGGAGAAAAACATGAAAGACATATTGCAAGACATTGTAGCACATACACACGCACTAGGTTTTCTTAACATTGTTAAGGTAAACGGCGATGATGTACAAACAGGCATCGACAGCATGGCAGAGGATCGCTCTGTAATCATGCAGGCAAATACTAAAAATGCTCAAGTAGAAATGAAGGGTACATTTGGTATGCCTAACCTAAATAAACTAGATGTGCATTTAAAATGTCCAGAGTATAAAGACGGTGCAACTATTGATGTTGTACAAGCAGACAGAAATGGTCAAACTATTCCAGTAGGTATTCACTTTGAAAATGCCGCTGGTGATTTTAAAAACGATTATCGTTTTATGAACGCAGAAATTATTAACGAAAAACTTAAGACTGTTAAGTTTAAAGGTGCTCAGTGGGACGTTGAAGTACAACCTACAATGGCTAGTATCCAACGTTTTAAATTACAGGCAACTGCAAACGCAGAAGAAACTGTGTTTACTGTAATTACAGATGGTACTGACCTTAAGTTTAAGTTTGGTGATGCAAGTACACACGCCGGCGAATTTGTATTCCAGCCAGGTATTACAGGTTCACTTAAAAATGAATGGGCATGGCCAGTAGCACAAACTATGGCTATTTTAAATCTTGATGGTGATAAGACAATGCGTATTTCAGATCAAGGTGCAATGCAAATTGCTGTTGATAGCGGTTTAGCAAGTTATGAATACATTTTGCCTGCACAAAGTAAGTAGGAGATAAATTTTGAGAACTGACTTAACAGCAGAACAAAAGGACTACGCAATATATCTTCCGGCACTTAGTGGCTTCTATGCTACGTTTATTGGTAAGCAACGTCGCGAAGAATATGTAGATAAGTCACGTATTCCTTTTCCTAATAACGATATGGAAGGTCTTAATTGGCTTAATCGTCAAAAAGGTATCTTTCAATATCATTGGACATTATATTCGGCAGGACACGCAGAACTTGATATAAACAAGGACGCACCTAAAGAACTTATGGTGCGTGAACGTGATCGTGAGAATAGTTGGCTGTTAGGTGATTCAGGTGGTTTCCAGATTGGTAAAGGCGTATGGGAAGGTGATTGGAAAGATCCTAACTGTCCTAAAGCACAAAAGAAACGTGAGCAAGTTCTTGCGTGGATGGATGCTTATATGGACTATGGTATGATCCTTGATATTCCTGCTTGGGTATCTAGATCTGAAGCAGGTCAAAAAGCAACAGGCATTACAACTTATCAAGAAGCAGTAAATGCCACACGCATTAACAACGACTACTTTATGAAGAATCGTACAGGTGCTTGTAAATTCTTAAACGTACTACAAGGTGAAAATCATGCTGATGCAGAAGATTGGTATCAGCAGATGAAGGACTACTGTGATCCTAAGAAATATCCAGACACACACTTTAATGGATGGTCGATGGGTGGACAAAATATGTGTGACGTACACCTTGTTCTTAAAAGATTAGTAGCATTACGTTTTGATGGATTGCTTGAAAAAGGAATACATGACTTTATGCACTTCTTAGGCACAAGTAAACTAGAGTGGGCAACGCTCTTAACTGATATTCAAAGAGCAGTTCGCAAGTATCACAATGAAAACTTTACGATTACATTTGACTGTGCTAGTCCGTTCCTAGCAACAGCAAATGGTCAAATCTATTGTGAACTTGAAACACAAGACAGAAGTAAATGGGTATACAGAATGGTACCCAGCATTGACGACAAGGCTTTAGCAACTGATACAACACCATTTGGTCAAGCATTTGTACGTGAAGGCAAACACACTAGTTTTAAAGATTCGCCAATTACACAAGGACTAAGTGCAAAAGATATTTGTATCTATGCGCCAGGCGACCTAAATAAAATAGGCAAAGAAGGAAAAACATCATGGGATAGTTTTTCTTATGCGATCCAAATGGGTCATAACGTATGGAGTCACATTAATGCAGTACAAGAAGCCAACAGAGAATATGACGCAGGTAGAATTCCAGCGATGCTTGTCGAAGAACGTTTTGACAGGTTATTTTTTAAAGATGTTGTGGAAGCGATATTTGCAACTGACAACAGAGACGAAGCGAATGCGATCATAGAAGAGTTTAGTAGATTCTGGATGTCAATTATCGGCACTAGGGGAGCAACGGGTAAAAAAACTGTAAACGCAAGTACGCAATATGCGAACTTATTTGAGGAGGCATAATGTCAAAAATAAAAAACAAAACTGTAAAAAAGTTAACCAAAGAACACGAATACTATTCAAAAAAGGTTGACGAGTTAGAAAAAGAGCGTAGTATATATAGAGACTTTGGTCATAAGTCACTTTTATTAAAATTAAAGAAAACAAAACTTTATATTAAAGATCAAATTGATAGGCTAACAAAATGAAACGTGATTATGCAGATGGTGTAAAAGATGATGTAATGTACTTTACAGGGTACGAAGTTGAAAAAACACCAGCATACGATATGGACACACTGTTTGTGGTAGGATGTCGTCCACTAGAAGAAGTGCTAGATAAAGCAAAAGAGAATCACGTTGACCACATTTATCTAGGTGCTAATCATAGTTTTGTTCCAAAAGAAGATTGGGAAGGACTGGTATACGGTTTACTTGATAAAAACTATTGGGTGACTTTAGACTATGATGTTAAGTATCACGAATGGATATTAGAAAACGGATTTAATGAACGCAATAAATTTATTAGTTTAATGTCCGTAAAACTTCCTTATGTAAATCAATTAAACTACAATGCTTGTATGAAAATTGACGATGCTGATTTTAATCATTCCAATCCGGGTGTTTGGATTCAACCTGTACACAATTTACTAGAACGTGATAAGTTCACAGATTGGAGCAAATATGGCGACGATGAACCTAAAGATTAACTTGACAACAGCACTGAAAGGCACTATAATATGAGTATAACTGATAACATGATGAAGGAAGCAATGGCTCAAGAAACACACGAAAAAATCATGCGAACTGCAAAACGTATGATTTGGGTGACTTTCCGTAAGGAAGGTATCCACAAGTATCCTGCGGCACTAGATGATCCTAGTCTTGCAACAGGTGATGAATATGATGTTTCATTTTTGGGATATCCCCACAGACACATATTCCATTTCAAAGTCGGTATTACTGTGACACACAACGATCGTGATATCGAATTTATTCAATTTAAACGTTGGTTAGAAAAACTTTACGAGGAGAAGACCCTTGAACTAGATTATAAGAGTTGTGAAATGATTTGCGATGATCTATACAACCAGATTATTGCTAAACACCCGGGCAGAGAAGTTCACATCGACGTTAGTGAAGATGGAGAAAACGGTGCCCACATCGAGTACGCAAAATATTAAAGGAGATGATAGTGTCATATTTTGCAGACCATCCGGAGATCGTAAAGATCTTTAAAGACCTTGAATCATACAAGGATTGGTGCGTGAACAGTTGGGTTCGCGGAGATCGACAGAGTTATGTCTTTAACGAGGCAGACCTCTATAACAATCAAAGCCATGTATGGCAACAGTATAATCGATTTAAAAATCGAATTAGAAAACGCTATGCTCATGGAAAGAATAGGCAGAGGAACTAAATGAGTAAGATTTGGTTAGTAGATTTAGAAAGCGTTGAAACTAGATACACAAGTGAATGGAAAGTTCACGTACCTAAAATTCTTTCTAAAGGATCATTGTTTAATCCAATTGAAGTTGAAGTTGTAGAAGGTAGTGACGATATTCCAGATGCAACTACACCAGGTGCGTTTTTAAACTTTGGTGGTACTAACATTTACAAATCAACTCAGATAGAGAAAATTGCAAAAGCCTTTACTAAAGGCAAAATTAAATCTGGGGATCATATACTGTTTACAGATGCGTGGCATCCTGGCATACTTAATGTAAAGTATATGGCAGAACTGTTAGGCATTGATGTCATAACACACGGATTATGGCACGCCGGCAGTTATGATCCTGCAGATTTCTTAGGAAGATTAGTTGGAGATAAACCATGGGTAAGACACGCAGAAAAAAGTTTTTTCCATGCTTTTGATCATAACTATTTTGCTAGTGACTTTCATATTAAGATGTTTTGTGAAACGTTGTTAGGTGTTGATATGAATTGTGCTAACGATTCTTACATTAAAGATAAAAAAATTGTAAGATCAGGTTGGCCTATGGAATATCTTAAGAACACACTATATCCTTATAAAGGAATGAAAAAGAAAAACTTAATTCTTTTCCCTCATAGAGTTGCTCCTGAAAAACAACCAGAAATTTTTAGAGATTTAAAAGAAGAACTACAAAGTGATTATGAATTTGTAGTTTGTCAAGATCAAAGACTAAGCAAAGTTGAATATCATAATTTGTTAGGTGAAGCAAAAATGGTCTTTAGTGCTAACCTACAAGAAACTTTAGGTATCAGTGCATACGAAGGTGCTATTGTAAATGCGTTTCCACTTATACCTGATAGATTAAGTTATACAGAAATGTATGATGACTATTTCAAATACCCTAGTGAATGGACTGAATCATGGGATAGTTATATTGCAAACAAAGATAAGATAATTGAAAAAATTCATTGGGTAATGAATGACTTTAAAAAACATGAAGTTGCATTAGATAGACTAGTTAATTTTCTAAATGATGATTATTTTAGTTGCAATAATATTAAAAAGACTGTAAACTTATATAATGAAAAGACATCCACGTCTTAAACTCGGAGAAAAAAATGAAAAAATATGCTGAAATAACGCAAAGATTAAAAGAAGCAAACAAACGATATTGGGCAGGCGACAATATTTCTGCTTTTATCCAAGATGGTGAAAAAGAAGAATTAATTAATGAAGCCGCTGAAAAGTTTGAAGGTGTACTAGATGCACTAATTATTGATCGTCATAACGATCCTAACTCACAAGGTACAGCACGACGACTTGCTAAAATGTATTACAATGAACTTATGCAAGGTCGTTATGATACTATTCCGCCAGCAACTGCATTTCCAAACGACGGCGAAGATGCATATAAAGGTATGCTTGTAGTTCGTTCTGAACTTAAAAGTGTTTGTTCACATCACCACCAACCAGTGACTGGTGTAGCATACATTGGTGTTATTCCTAATGGTAAAGTTATTGGACTTTCTAAATATACACGCATTGCACAATGGTGTGCTAGACGTGGTACACTACAAGAAGAACTTGCAAATGATATTGCACGTGAAATTGAAAAGGCTACAGATGCAAAACACTTAGGTGTTTACATTCAAGCAACACACGGTTGTTGTGAGAACCGTGGCATTATGGCACATAGTTCACTTACACAAACAACTGTACTAAAAGGTAGTTTTAAAGATGATCCAGGAACTAAAAAAGAGTTTATGGATAATATTAAATTACAACAGGAATTTGCTCCGAGGTAATTATGGGCGATGATGATAAACAATACACTATTACATTAGGCGAAGCAACAGACGAGTATCCAAGCGGAACTGTATCTTTTCCAAATCCGTCATACACAGTTTCAGTTGGTACTGATTACCCTAATGACGATTATGTTTCAGATGGAACATTTACTATCAATGCTAACAACGATTGGAGTTGGAATGGTGGTACATATATTGATGAAGATCTAGTTAAGTCTAATCCTACTTGTCAAACACTTTGGGATCAATTCATGTCTGTTTATAACATGGTTAAAGCAGATAAAGACAACGAAACAGGAGGATCAGATGACATTCCGTTTTAAATTCTTTTCATGGATTGCTGGTTTTGATTTTTTAGACTGGTTAGAATTAATTGGTCGAAAACGTGTTATTATGGATCGTTATGAAAACGAACCTTACCTAACTCGCTACTACCTATTTTTAAAGGATCGTAAATGGTTTCCATTTAATGTATTCTTACACAAGTTTCACAAAGGAGATTTAGATGATTTACACGACCATCCTTGGCCCTATTTTACACTTATTCTTCGCGGCGGTTATTGGGAGCATACTGTATCGGGAAAGCATTGGCGTTCGCCGGGGCACTTTCGAATCAGCACTCCTAGGAGTCTCCACCGTATTGAGTTGGCTCCTAATACTGATGTATGGACACTTTTTATACCAGGCCCTAAACTAAGAGAGTGGGGCTTTATTAGAGACGGCAAATGGGTCGATAACAAAACTTACTTGAGAGAAAAATATGAACTCGAACATTAATATTGAAAAGTTTAATGAACAACAAACACGTGATTGGCTAAAGAACTTGTTGCACTCAGGCAATGTAGTTGTTAAGTTTAATAAACTAAACGGCGATGAACGCATTATGACTTGTACACTTAAAGAAGGTGTCATTCCTGAAGCAACAAAAGAAGATCCTGCTTCACAAAAGAAAGTACGTAAGATTAGTGAAGATGTTTGTGTAGTATGGGACGTTAACGCAAATGGTTGGCGTAGTTTTAGATGGGACAAGATTACGGGGGTAGAATTCAGTGTCGCAAATTAAAAAGAAATTTTATACTTGGCAAGATGTAGAAACAATGTGTGTTAGCATTGTTAATCAAATGTATAAAGATGGCTGGAAGCCTGATTACATTGTAGGTATTACACGAGGTGGTAATGTACCTGCTACTATTATTTCAAACATGACCGGCATTCGTTGTGAAGCACTTAAGGTAGCATTACGTGACGGTGAAAGCCATCAAGAAACTAACTGTTGGATGAGCGAAGATGCATACGGTTATAATGACGGTAAAGTTGCTACAGGCGGACCAACCGCTAAAAACATTCTTGTTGTAGACGATATTAACGATACTGGTGCTACATTTAATTGGATTAAAGAAGACTGGCAAGCAAGTTGCTTACCAAACGATTCTAAGTGGGATAAGGTATGGGGCGGTAATGTTCGTTTCGCAGTATTAACGGAAAACCTAAGCAGTGAGTTTGACGGTGTGTCATACTCTTGTGATGAAGTAAACAAAGCAGAAGAGGATGTATGGCTAGTATATCCGTGGGAAAATGTAGGAACATATGGCTAAAAAAGAACAACAACAACAAATACAAAACATAGAATCAAACGGTGTTTACCTTTTGATGGATCAAATAACATCTGCTTCTTGCAAGGAAGCAATTAAGTGGGTAATGAATCATAACCTTGCTGATAATCCACTACCACAACTAACACTTGTAATCAATTCACCAGGCGGAGATGTACATTCTGCATTTGCTCTAATTGATGTAATGAAATCAAGTTCAATACCTATTAAAACAGTAGGACTAGGACTTATTGCAAGTTGTGGATTTTTAATTTTTATTGCAGGACAAAAAGGACAACGTATCCTTACTCCTAATACAAGCATACTATCGCATCAGTACAGTTGGGGTAGTAGAGGCAAAGAACACGAACTGTATGCTCGTGTAAGAGAATTTGAACTTAGTACAGAACGTATGATTAAGCACTATAAAAAATGTTTAGGTATGACTGAGGCTAAAATCAAAGAAGTTCTTCTTCCGCCACAAGACGTTTGGTTAAGTGCAGAAGAAGCAAAGAAGTTAAAAATTTGTGATAAAATTGAGGAGTTGTATTAATGCATGATTATATCGCAGTAATTTTAGCAAGGTTTTTTATTATTACAGTTTTTGCTATGGGAATGATTAGTTTAAGTATTGATCTTTATACAGGAAAATTACCACTATGAGAGACGACCTAATGGTACAACAGCAGGTTGAAGACAGTTGGCAACACATGGTCGGTGTTATCTGTCTTAACCAAGTTGATAGACGGCAAACAAAACCTGTACTCACTAAGTTTTTCGAACGTTGGCCTACTGCTGGTATTCTTTTATATTCAACAGTAGATGAGATTGCTGAAGTATTACAACCATTAGGTATGCAAAATGTTCGTGCTAAACGTATTTGGAAAATGAGTCAGCAATGGCTAGACTGGGACGGCAATGACGCAACAGAATTATGTGGCATTGGCAAGTATGGTAGTGATTCTTATAGAATCTTTTATAAAAACGATATACCAAATGATGTAGAAGATAAAGAACTCAAAAGGTATATTACAGAGGAATTAGTATAATGGCAACACTTAAAGAAAAAGAACAAACAATCGAACGTATTAAAGGCCCACACTTTTATCGTATTATGTTAAGCGGTTATGGATCCGAATGCTCATATATGCGTATTTCAAAAGAAGCATTTGATTTTTGGAGTAAGACTGTAGAAGAACACGGCGATGCTGATGCAATTCATTATATTTTAAATGCGTCAGATCAAACACGTGAAAACGTAGGTGAAGATGGTGAATACGAATACATTAGCGGCGGTGATATTCCTCGTGAAGCAATGTTTATGCACGATGACGATGAAGAAAGTGTTGGTGCAACTTGGTATGAACCAATTGACGAGTTTGAACATACGTGGGGACTAACATACGATGCGGCACGTTTATATATTGATAAAGTAGACAGTGCAGAGTATAGTGCTAAACATCTTAAAGAAGTTGTTGACGGTGAAGAACTTGGTGAGTGGATTAACGAAACAAGTGAAAAACATTCTGATCCTGATAACAATGTTTGGTGTGAGCCTACTGAAGTTGATCACGAGTATGGAAACAAGTATCCCGAAAAGGGAGAATATATTTGTCAAATGGTAAGTTCAGAAAAAGGCACGTTCTTTGAAACTGTAATCGAAAGTGATATAGAGTTTGACGAAACTAAGTTGCAATTTGCAGTTGCTGAAGCACCTAATGGTGAAGACCTTATATACGGAGTCTACTACAACGGCGAAGAAATTTACAACGACGGCGGTGATACAAACGGTAAAGGCTACTATGTTTACTTTTACAAGCAGGAGTATTAATTGTGAGTAAACTTGTTTGGAAAATTAAATTTGCACACAGTACAGCAAAGATATTTTCCAAGCCTAAGGGTGCTTTTAAGGGCAACTACTTTACACACTTTAGATTAGGTTGGAAGGTTGCTACTAAAAAGTACGAAGAATATAAAGACATAAAACCATGGGATGCCGCATTGGAAGAAATATCCGATTGGTATAGTTTATAAGGAAAACAAATGACTGATACACTAGAAAAAGCAAAACAAGAAGGTCGAGCACCTTGGACCAATGTTATGTTTGATACAAAGGAATACGTTGTATATGAGGACATTTATCCTGTCACTCTTGGACATACCCTTGTTGTTCCAAAAGAAAACACACAAGAAAACATTTTAAAGTGTTTTAAGTTTGCTATGGATATGGGTCAAATGAATGTTGATGCTGAAACTAATCCAATTACAGGGTTCAATATAGGTATTAATATGGGCAAAAGTGCGGGACAAACAGTTATGTATCCACACGTTCATTTAATTTTCCGCCGAGACGGTGATATGGAAGATCCTGCAGGCGGTGTTCGCGGTGTCATTCCAAATAAACAAAAGTACTCCAAAAAAGATATTACACAAATGGAAATGTTTGAAGAAAGTACTGGCTGTTAATGGTTGACAAAAACCTAAATAAACACTATAATATATAATAGGAGTTGTAAATGAAATTAAGATATAGTGAAGCATTTTATAGTGTGCAAGGAGAAGGTCGCTTTGTAGGTGTACCTTCCGTCTTTTTACGTACCTTTGGTTGTAATTTTCGTTGTATGAACTTTGGTTTAGACAAGCATCCTAACAGAGCAGAGAAGTTAGAACAAGGTATTAAATATAATCCAGAAGTTAAAGCATTGCTAGATGACGGTATTTTAGACAAGATAAATAAGTTCGAGGATTTGCCTATTGTTCACACAGGCTGTGATACGTATGCAAGTATATATCCTGAATTTAAAAAATATATGAAAGACCATACAGTTGACGAAGTAGTTGATTATGTATTAGGTCTTACTCCACAAGGTAAGTGGACAATGGATAATGGACAAGATGTTCATTTTATTTTAACTGGTGGTGAACCTTTGCTAGGGTGGCAGAGGTTATACATGGATCTATTTAAACACCCTCGTATGGAGGACTTAAAAAATGTCACGTTTGAAACAAACACAACACAAACTCTTAGAGATGATTTCAGAGAGTGGCTCGACAACGAAAGATCATTTCATATCACTTGGTCGTGCAGTCCAAAACTTTCCGTTAGCGGAGAGCCTTGGGATACTGCTATCAAGCCTGATATTGCTAGGCAGTACTACGATGTACCTAATAGTAGTATGTATTTCAAGTTTGTTGTGGCTACCAAAGAAGATGTGGATGAAGTTTCCAAAGCCGTTGAAGCGTACCGTAGCGAAGGAATCGATGTTCCAGTCTATGTTATGCCGCTTGGGGGTAGGTCGGAAGAATACCAACTCAACACTAGAGGAGTCGCAACATTGGCAATGGAGCGAGGTTGGCGCTATACACCCAGACTACACGTCGACATCTTCGGCAACGCCTGGGGCACCTGATGAAACACTCGACGAAAAAGCAAGAAAGGCAGGACTATAATGTTAGATAAACTTAAAAAAATGTTTGATAAAAATCACGTACCTGCTTCTGTATCAAAAGAAAAAGGAACTGATGCAAAAGCAGAGGCAACTAAAAAGAAAGAGCCATATGTAGCAGTTCTTAATGTTGAAATGAAGAAAGATAATCCACGCAACGGATTTTTTGAACTTGACTGGAATGAATACTTTGTTCGTGACTTAAGACTAAATGGCTATCAAGGTGATAGCGAAGAAGAAATTGTTGACGCTTGGTTTAAAGAACTTTGCGGAAATATTGCACGTGATGAAGGTGTTGCATCTGTGGAGGCAAAGATGGGTGCAGGATACATCAATACAAAAGATTTAGGTGACGGTAAATCGGAGATTAGTTAATGCTACAAGTTTGGAAAAGCATACACCCTATTAACGAATATGCTCCTACATGGAATATTCCATTTTGGAATGCTGTATATCCTAATTCAGAAGATATTGATTTTATCAGAAATTGGTTAATCGATAACGAAGAAAAACTTATTAAAACTTTAAAGAAAAACAGTGACGGTGGCGATGGCGGTACTGGTTTGGGGGAAAATAGTTTAACTGCACAATACAGTGCATATAATTTATTTCAAATTACACAAAACATTCCACAGTTTATGAACCTGTTGCATTGGATTAAAGAACAATACATACAATATATGCATACTAATAGTACCACAGTTAGAAACTTATATATGTTTAGTTGGGCAAATGTTGTTCATAAGGGACAACCTATTACTAAACACGGTCATGGTGCTCAAAACTTTTCTTATCTAAGTGGAAATATTCATCTTGACAACTATGATACTCAGACTATATACTATTGTCCTGTAGATGAGCACGTTAAAGTTGGTTTTGAAAATGTTAAAGGTGGACTTACATTGTTTTCAAGTTATGTATTGCATAGTGTACCAGAACATCAACAAAACAACAAACGAGTTAGTATAGCATTTGATTTGTTTGATCATGGATTTGCTCCGCTAGAAGATTTAGACAAAGCAGTTCAACTTAAAACAGTATAGGAATAGAATATGAATTATATACTTGTAGACACAGCAAACACATTTTTCCGTGCTAGGCACGCCGTAAGAGGTGATGCTGAAATTAAAATTGGTATGGCATTGCATACAACTCTACAAAGTATTCGCAAGGCATGGAAAGACTTTGACGGCAATCACGTAGTATTTTGTCTAGAAGGTCGTAGTTGGCGCAAGGACTTTTACGAGCCATATAAACGTAATCGTCAAGAATCACGTGACGCTTTAACACCTTCGCAACAAGAAGAAGAAACTATATTCTGGGAAACATTTGACGAGTTTAAAGACTTTTTACAAAATAAAACAAATGCAACAGTATTACAACACCCGCAACTAGAAGCAGATGATTTGATTGCAGGCTGGATACAGAGTCATCCTGAAGACAACCATATTATTATTAGTACAGACGGTGACTTTGCACAACTTATTGCACCTAATGTTAAACAGTATAATGGTGTTATGAAGACAACCATTACAAACGAAGGCTATTTTGATGAAAAAGGCAAAGAAATAATAGATAAAAAAACTAAAGAACCTAAGGGTGCACCTAATCCCGAATGGTTGCTATTTGAAAAATGTATGAGAGGTGATACAAGTGATAACGTATTCTCAGCCTACCCAGGCGTTCGCAAGAAAGGTACAAAGAACAAAGTTGGATTACTTGAAGCGTTCGAGGATAAGACAGCAAAAGGTTATAATTGGAACAATCTTATGCTACAACGTTGGGTTGATCATAATGGCGATGAACATAGGGTATTAGACGACTACGAAAGAAATGTCACACTCTGTGATTTGTCTGCACAACCTACAGAAATTAAAGAGATTATTGCTTCAACTATTGCTGAAACAATACAGCAAAAAGAAGCAGTACAACAAGTTGGTATTAGACTAGTTAAGTTTGCTGGCTCTTACGATCTTGTTAAAATAACAGAACAGGCTCAATCGTTTGCTGAGCCATTAAATGCACGATATGGAGGGAAATATGTTAGCAAAACAGTTAGTGCCTAATAAATTTTGGATTGTACAAGATAGAGGACGTAAAGTTGGAACTCTACAAAAAGATACAAATTGTTATTACTTTATTCGAGGTTTAGAAAAAGTTCGTTTTGAAAATATTGAAGAAGTACATAAAACTTTTGGCGACAACTTCTTTGAACAAGCATTTAAAAAGATTGAACAAAAAGAACAAAAACACGAAGTATATAACTATCCAACAAGCACTAAACCTTACAACCCTCTATATGATGTTAAAAAAGGTTTACCACTGTTTAGCAAAAGTAGAAAATCTAAAAGCCTTTATTGTGCAGGTTATTACTGTATTAGATTTGACAAAGGATGGGTTAAAAGTTTTTGTCCTAAACTTATTACATTACAGCGATACAACTTTGAAGGTCCGTTTACAACTGACTTAGAAATGAAGGAAACATTGGCCCGTGTCTCGAAGCAATCTTAATACACTAGCAATAGAAAACTTCTTACAGGCTGTACGTATAGCACAAAGAACATCTGCAAAAGACATTAAACTAGATGCCAAACAATATCGCGACCTAGCAGACAGTGTTAGCATGGTAATGGCACGTTTAGTTGAATTACAGGATAATCAACAGCCTGTAGAACCTGAGATTACAGTACAAATGGATGGCGGAAAACTCTAATTTTTGATAAATATATACGTAGTTAATAAAGGAAATTGCGTATATGAGTAGACCTAAACCAACAGTACTATTAAAGTACACTGATAAGAATACATTTAGAAGCGAAGAAGTTCTTGCCGCTGATGCTATATGGGCAGTATTCTATCAAGGCAAACCTTTTAATTTGAAAAGTTCAAATTCAGTTTCGCCAACTCCAGGTCCAAAATATAAAAAGGTTTCTTTTTCAAATCCAGGACACGCTCATAATCTAGCAAAAAAATTAAACAAACTGTTTAATACAGACGAGTTTAAAGTTATAGAATTAACCAACGGTAAAGTTCTTTAATGGATAAAAAGACAGCATACACTAAAACATTTCTCTTCGCCGCAGATAAAGAAACAGACGAAGAAAGCATTAAAAAACATCATATGCTTTGGTGGCAAAATATCAGAGCAAAAGGTGATAGCGGTTTACGTTTAACAAAAGAAGGCTTTGACTTTGTAGTAAGCGAGGCAGATATACAAACACACGAAATACATTTTCCTAACGATATACAATTTACACCTCAAGTATTTCTTTACTTAGATGAATTTATTGATTGTCCGTATTACGTGACTAAAAAACGCATTTATGTTCTTAGCGAAAAAATGGCATTAAATCTAATGATGTTTGCCGGAGATATTAAACAGTACGGTCTTGCCCGTGCTATGGCTAAAGAATTAGATTAATCTGTTCATTTTGGACAGGTTTTTTCCAAAATATCCTAAAAAACAGTTGACAATTCCTCTAATGAGTGTATTATATACTTATAGTTAGGAATTAAACAAAGAGGTAAAACTTATGTCAACACAAGCAACAGAAGCACGTACAGTCACTCCAAACGAAGCGAAAGTGGCACTTAAACACGCAATGGCTAAAGGCCGTCCAGTATTTTTATGGGGTCCTCCAGGCATTGGTAAATCAGATATTGTTAGTCAAATTACTAACAGTTTTGAAGATTCACATCTAATTGATATTCGACTTTCATTGTGGGATCCAACAGATATCAAAGGTATGCCTTATTACGCGGCCAATGATAATACAATGAAATGGGCACCGCCAGTAGAACTTCCAGACGAAGAAATGGCAAAACAGTTTAAACATATCGTTCTGTTTATGGACGAAATGAACTCTGCATCGCCGGCAGTACAGGCGGCGGCATACCAACTAGTTCTTAATCGTAGAGTTGGTACTTATAAACTTCCAGACAACGTAATGATTGTAGCGGCAGGTAATCGTGAAACTGATAAAGGTGTCACTTATCGTATGCCGGCTCCGTTGGCTAACCGTTTCTTGCATTTAGAAATGCGAGTAGACTTTGAAGATTGGTTGCAGTGGGCAACTGAAAACAAAATTCACGCAGATGTAGTTGGTTATTGCTCTTTTGCAAAACAGGATCTATATGACTTTGATCCTAAGAGCAGTTCACGTGCATTTGCTACTCCACGTTCGTGGAGTTTCGTGAGCGAACTTCTCGACGATGACCTGTCAGAAAACACGTTGACAGACCTCGTGGCAGGCGCCGTTGGTGAAGGCTTGGCAGTAAAGTTTGCGGCACACCGTAAGGTTGCTTCAAAACTGCCAAATCCTACGGACATCTTGTCCGGTAAAGTGAAAAGCATGGAGACTACAGATATCAGTGCTATGTACTCGTTAACTGTTTCAATGTGCTATGAACTTCAAGAAGCGTTCAAACGTAAAGAAAAAGGGTGGAATGCTATGGCAGATAACTTCTTTGGATTTATGATGGATAACTTTGAAACTGAACTTGTTGTGATGGGTGTAAGGGTAGCAATTACAACTTACAAACTTCCATTCAGTCCAAAGGATCTTAAAAACTTTGATCGTTTTCATGACAAATACGGCAAGTATGTTCAAGCCGCAATGGCATCCTAACTACTAGGGGGATCTTCGGATCCCCCATTCTATTTTACCAAAAGACTTGACATCTACATTATAATTTGCTAAAATATACTATAAATTAAGAAATGGGGAATTATGGTGTCAAAACAAATCATAATCGAAAATACAAACGGTGCTCACAATATTATTAAAAGTCGTGAAGCAACTAATCAATCTAACCTAATAGAAGATAAATCAATTTGGGAAATAATTGCTGGAAATGAACTAGCAGTTGAAAAGACCCGTAATTCTAAAAACGAAATTAAATGGAAGTGTCGAGATAAAACAATTGATACTCCAACAAGACGCAATGTCACTAATGTTATGAACACTATCTTTTCACGTATTTCAAAGAACTGTTCTTACAGAGGTATTAGTGACGAAGATAAAATTACGTTTACAGACATCAAAAAAATGTCACAAATATATTTAGACTCTCACCCGTGGATTCAAATTGACTACTGTCGAGACGCAACAAGACAATCAATTGACGAAGATGTACAGTTAGAAATGCTTCGTAAGTATACAGGTATTGCTGTTGATAAACCAGTTAACGGTGAATACACTGTTGCTAACGGTGAGATACAAAATAAAAAAGATGTTGAAAACAAAAAGTTTGCAAGAAGTGTAGACGCATATATTCCTAGTTTAGATGCTTATGGGTTTTTAAAATACAGTGGTCCAGAAGGATCTGTGACTTCTGTACATCAAGTAGGTGAATCAAAATCTTTTATTCAAGAGTCAAAAAAATACTGTGATAAACACAATGATAAAAAATTGTTCTTTGTACAAGTAGACGGTGAAGCAGGAGAAAATCATCTAGATGAAATGAATGCTTTGATTGCCGAACACTCAGATAGAATTTTCGCAGGGAACAGCGAACAAGTAATTAAATGGATTAATTCTAAAAAATGAATACAAAAGAACTAGCACATTGGCTAAGATGGAACGTAGATTGGAATAAGTTTGTGACACTTGTAGACCAAGTGGGTGACGAACTAAATGAACGTAAACTTCGTTTTGATAAAAGTGATTTATTTGAAAAAGCACTAGAACTTTTTAGTAATCAAGATTTACGATATGTAAATGAAGAAGGTGTTGATCACATTGGACCTAACGGTATTACAATCGAAATGAAATACACTGATGGTAGTCTTTTTACTTCTAAAAAGAAACAACCAAGAAAACACGTTGCAGAACTACAACTTATGAACTCGCGTGGCAGTAGTGAAGGACGAACACTTCCGGAATCATATGCAGAGTTTCTTTTAATTTGCGATAAAGATGCAGTAGCAATTATATCCAAAACAGACTTACTTCCGTATGTAATTGATGCTGGAGATGGTCTTAAAACTTCAAAACTTCCAAGTTCAGCAGTAGAATATGTGTTTAAGCCAGGGGAATATTCTCCACTCGAATTGGAAGAATCTTACTCGTATTTGCAAGCCAAAATGGATATGCAAAACCAATTTTTAGCCAAATTCTAGGTTGACAAAACCGTGTATGATGCTATACTATAAGTATAGTTAGTTAGGAGTAAGATATGTCACAAGAAACAACCGCAGTAGAACAAACAATGATAGATGGTAAGATCTATGAAAAAGATCCTTCTATCAATAGTGCAAAAGTATTAGAAAAATTAACAACTGCTCGTATTGCTCTACTTATTCGTCAACCATTTTTTGGTAATCTTGCTACACGTCTTAAAATTATTGATGCAACTGATTGGTGTGCAACTGCGGCAACTGATGGTCGTAATTTTTACTACAACGAAAACTTTGTAGAAACACTTTCACAAAAACAAACTGAGTTCTTATTTGGTCACGAAATCCTACACTGTGTATATGATCACTTTACACGTCGTGATGATCGTGAACCACAAATTTATAACATCGCCGCCGACTATTGTGTTAACGGTGATTTAGTACGTCATAAGATTGGTGAAGTAATTACACAAGTTAAACCATTCCATGATCCTAAATATTATGGTTGGGCATCAGAGGCTGTGTATGATGACATCTACCAAAAGTACGATCAAGAACAACTTGATCAACTAGGTAAACTTCTTGATGAACATATTGATTGGGAAAAAGGTAAAGGCCAAGGTCCTAACGGTAAAACTAAAAAGAAAAAAGGTAAAGGCGGACAACCTACATACTCAAAAGAAGAACTACGTAAAATCCGTGATGAAATGAAAGAAGCAATGATTTCATCTGCACAGGCGGCTGGTGTTGGTAATATTCCTAAAGGTGTACAACGTATTATTAAGGAACTTACCGAGCCTAAAATGAACTGGCGAGAAATCCTTAATCAGCAGATTCAATCTACTATTAAGAGCAACTATTCATTCATGCGTCCTTCACGTAAAGGTTGGCATACTTCCGCAGTATTGCCTGGTATGGACTTTGATGATACTATTGACTTGTGTATTGCACTTGATATGTCAGGCTCAATTGGTTCACGTGAAGCACAAGACTTTTTAAGTGAAGTAAAAGGCATTTGTGATCAATACGACGATTATAAAATTAAAGTATGGTGTTTTGATACAGAAGTGTATAATGTACAAGACTTTACTCCAGACAGCGGCGAAAGCATTGAGGAGTATGAATTACACGGCGGTGGTGGTACAGACTTTGATGCTAACTGGCGTTTTATGAAGGACGAAGGTATTACTCCTAGAAAACTCCTAGTGTTCACAGATGGCTATTCGTGGAACTGGGGTGATGAAAACTATTGTGAAACTGTATGGATTATTCATTCAGATACATCAATTGAAGCACCACACGGTATTACTTGTCACTATGATTTAAAAGAGGCGGCATGAGGTTATTAGTTCAGGATCCTAATCCTTTAAATGTTTTAGACATTAGAGAATTAGATACTATGCCTATTCATTTTGAAAAGTTAAGTCTCAAAATTGAATCATGGAATTACACTAACACTATTGATAATATTAGAGATTGGATATATAATAACCTAAATGGAAGGTTTGCTATTATTCAAGATCTGTATTTGGTAGACAATAAAATGGAAAATGTTTACCAAATTGGGTTTGAAGATGCTTCAGAAGTGTCTTATTTTAGTTTGGCTTGTTCAGTTCTTGCAACCGACCAAGTTAAAATTGTATAATTAATTGTACGAAGGAGATTCATATATGAATGAAGAAACAAAAACACAAGAAGCGCCGAAGGTAGAAACGGCTGAACAGGTTAAACCTGATCCAAACAATCCTGCCAATCCTGCTAATCCAGCGGCTCCAGACTTAACTGTGACCGACTTGCAGGCTTTAAAAACAATCATTGATGTTGCTAGTTCACGTGGAACATTCAAAGCGGCGGAAATGTCAGTTGTTGGTAATACATACAACAGATTGACACAGTTCCTTGACGCAGTAGCACCAAAGGAAAAAGAAGGTACTGAAGCACCCGCTGAAGCACCTAAATCTTAAGGAGAAAAATTTATGGCAACAGCAATCAAACACGTAGGTAATTATAATGGTAAGAAAGTTGTAATTGCTTATAAAACATTGCCGGGAGATCCTTACAGTGCATTAGTAATTCCAGTTGAAAGATTAAACCCTTCATATCATGATGATGTGTTTAAGGTAGTTGAATCTAACAACGGTCAAGAAGCATTTGAAATTGCTACTGTACTTGCTGTAAGACAATTTTCAGACGGCTCTAACATTTTAGCAACTTTAAGTAGATCAGGTAATCTTGTTAAAGTTCCAACAGCGGACATTACAATGACTCCAACTCCACAAAAGGAAACTTGGATTACACTTGATAAACTTAACGAAGAAATTGCTAATCAAAAAGGTGTGGCTGTATCTGAGTTAGCAATTAAACCTGAAGAAACAGATACTTCAGAAACATCTAAAAAAACTATTGCTAAAAATTACAGAGCAAGAGCAGATGCACTTTATAAAGAGGTTGTAGATCTTAGACGTAGAGCAGATGAAATTGACCCTGCAGAAAAGAAAACAACTTCTACTAGGAAAAAAGTTGATGCATAATGGACAAGAGTCCACAAAGCGGAAAACTTTTTGTAGATGAATCAAACTTCGACGCCAATTGGGAAGACGTTCTAAACACAATTAATATAGAAAGTCTTCCCATTCGGTTTGTTAAACATCTACTTTTAAATCTCAAAAATAAAGACAAGTTTATTATAGACGTACAAGAAATAGTGAAACAATCTCATTCGCTAGATGTCGCTACGAAAAGAGTAAACGCTATAATCACACAACACAAAAATAATATAGAAACAATTGATTTTTCAATTAAACTAGATGACCTTGTAGATAATATTAATAAATCTCGAGATGCATTTACAAAAAAAGTTAACTTTAAAATAAAAAGACAAGGTAAAAAGAAAAAATGATTGAGGTTCATGAGTTTCCTGGCTTTGTTATTTTTAAAAGTAAAGTACTAAATCACTCTGATATTAAAACAGATTTACTAAGTGCTATTCAAAGTATGGGCGGTTTTAAACTAGAAACTGTTAATCAAAGTTTACTTGATACTGATTGGTATATGCCTAGAGAAATGCCTAGACCTTATTTTGATATAATTGGTCCAATATTAGAAAACTACAATAGAAACTTATTTCAAAAACTTAATATTCAAGATCAACAAAACTTACATCTTACACAAATTTGGTTTCAAAGATATGCAAAAGGCGATTATCATGGTTTACATACTCACGGTAATTGTACATTTTCTAATGTTTATTTTATTGATCTACCTAAAGGAACTCCTATAACCAGTTTTAGTTTTTTAAATAAAGAATATGAGATAAGTATCGATGAAGGAGATATTATTACGTTTCCAGGTCATATTCATCATCAATCAAAACCAAATAATCAAGATGAGATAAAAACATCAATAGCATTTAATACAACGTTAGGATAAAAAATGAGTGTAAAATTAGTATCGTACAGTAAACCAACAGAAGATTTTGAAAAAGAAGGATTAGAAAACGCACAAGACTTAATTGCTTTTTGTGCAAGAGTTTCAAACCCTACTAACCAATATAATAAAGAAACAGCAGAAAAACTAATTGGTTATCTAATTAAATGGGGACATTGGTCACCACTTGAAATGGTTAATGCTTGTTTAGAAATTAATACTACACGTGATATTGCACACCAAATTGTGCGCCATCGTTCGTTTAGTTTCCAAGAGTTTAGTCAGCGTTATGCTAATCCAAATGAATTTGGTGATATGTTCGTATTTCGTGACGCACGATTACAAGATCAAAAGAACAGACAAAACAGTGTTGCACTAGGTACTACACAAGAAGAAATGAATCTAATCAATGACTGGGAATCACAGCAACACAAAGTTATTGAAGCGGCAAAAGAAGCATACAACTGGGCCATTGAAAATGGTATTGCAAAAGAACAAGCAAGAGCAGTTCTACCAGAAGGACTTACTAAAACGCGACTTTATATGAACGGTACATTGCGTTCATGGGTACACTATATTCAATTACGCGGCGGCAATGGCACACAAAAAGAACATATGGAAATTGCTCATGCTTGTGCAGAAGTCATTGCTAAGATCTTTCCTATGGCTAAGGATTTTACTTGAAACAAAAATTTATAGAAGCATATATGGACGTTGCAAAACGTTTTGCACAATTATCACACGCAGAAAGACTTCAAGTTGGTGCTATTGTTGTAAAGGACGATCGTATAATTGCATATGGATATAACGGAATGCCAAGTGGATGGGATAATTGCTGTGAAGAAGATGGAAAAACAAAACCAGAAGTATTACACGCGGAATCAAATGCTATTGCAAAATTGGCCCGTAGCAATGAGAGTGGGTTGGGTGCTGACCTGTTTATTACTCATAGTCCTTGTATTGAATGTGCCAAATTGATTTACCAAAGTGGAATAAAAACTGTTTATTTTGGAGAGCATTACCGCAGTAATGACGGAATAGACTTCTTACAAGCGTCTAAAATAGGCGTTATGCACGTTGATACATCAAGTACTAGCGAATAGCATAAACGCCGCTGTATGACGCTTAAAATGCGTTTAAAACGCCTTATACAACTACTTCTACTAGTTTAACTTCTGAGTTTTGATTAGATTCAATTGACTTTCCAATTACATATACTGCATTTGGAACTGCACTATCTTCTGTAAGTGCTGTTGCTATACCAGCCATTGTACTAGTAATTAAAATATCACCTTTACGTACAGGACCTGCAACTTTAACTTGTACTCTACCTCTTAGTGCTACTGGAACAACAAACTCGCCTTCTAACTCGCTGTTCATTAGGTGTGCTGGTTTATCTGATACAACTCCAACAACTCTTGAATCCATTTGTCCTCTGCTTTCGGTGACTTCATATTCACCACCTAAGATTAGTACAGTACCTACATCATATGCTTTATCTGCTAGATAATTCTCAGCCAAGTCAGCAAATTGTGCCGCTGTTGCTGTACCTAAGAACTTACGTGCTGTAATATCACCTTGTGAATCACGTTTAGCAATAGTATTTGCTGTTGCTAAAATATCTGCTGGGACACTATCTAAAGCACTTGAGTTTGTTGCTGTACCGTTAAACACTGTGGCTGTAATTTCGCCGTTAGAGTCACGTGCAGGAATTGATGTTTTATCAGCACCCGATGGTACTGCTGTTGTTGATGCATACCCACTTCCACCGTCAACAACTAGTTTTGTTGCTGTTGTTGATGTACCTGTTAGATCTGCTGTAAGTGTTCCGCTTACTGTGACGTCATTAAATGTGCTTACACCAATAGTAGATTGAACATTACCGTTATGTGTTCCTGTTGTATTACCTGTGACGTTTCCTGTGACATTACCTACAACATTACCGTTTAATGCTCCGTTTGTATCTAGTGTTATATCATAAAAGAATCCAGTTGCCCATTTAGTATTTGCATTACCAATACTTCCTGTATTATCTGATCCAGGTAAAAAGTTAGTACTCGTAAATTGGCCTACTTTAACTGCTCCTGCGCCAATTGTGTTAACATTAAAATTGATTGTATTACCAACTTGGTTAGTAATATTAACCTGGTCGCCACCAGTAATGTGTAATTTTAAATCACTACCAGCACCTAGTGTAATACCGTTATCATTTAAGAAACTAACAACATCACTAAACTGTTGCAAACCGCTATTTAAAATATATTGAGAAGCAGGAATACCGCCTAAATTATCTGCATCTTCTGCTGTACCCCAATAACGCATACCAGGGAATGTAGTTTTACTTGCAAGGTTTAAACCTTTCTTAATAGCACTAAAACCTGTAATTGGGTTTACGCTATTATCAATAGTAAACTCGTCTTTTGAAACAATATTAATAACTTGGTCTTGTACTGTGACTTTAAGAATTGTTCTATCATTTGCTAGTGTATCTTTAATTGTTGCAACACTAACCTGTGAAACTCCTTCACCGCCTGTTGTCACCGGACCAACTAGAATAAAATCTTCACCATTAAAAACATATAACTGTTCACCATCTTCTTCCCACCAAAAGTCTCCTTTTGCTAATCCTGATGGTTGTGAAATACCTACTTCGGCGCCGCCTGCAATACGCATTTGGTTGCCGTCATAAAATTTAAGAACTTTGTTTGCGGAATCATACCAAATCTGTCCTGCAACCGGTCTTGGTGGAGGAGTAGTTCCTGCAAAGTTCTCCATGAGGTTAACCATATTCTCATTAAGAATTTCACCAAAGCCAGCATAGTTTCTACCAATAAGTTTAATATCAGTAGTTTGATCAATAGTACCGTCATTTACTATTGCAATTTGCTGTCCGTTATATGTGTTTACTATGTATGGCATAAGTGTATTTACCTTAATCTAAATCTAGTCGTTTATTGACTTCTTGTTGTGCTTCTTCTTTTGAAGTATAGTTGTACGGTGAACTTGCATCTTTATAAACTTCTTTTCTAGCCTTATTCTTAGCACGTTCGTCTTCAATGAATTGCATCATCTTTAGGAATTCTTTTGTTTTAACAATGTCACCATTGTTATGTAAAACATCCATAATAATATTAAGTTGTGTATATAATGGATATTCTAAAATAATATTTTCTTGAACATTTTGATCTAAAAGTTCTTCGTCAATTGTTGAATTGCCATCGTCTACAATTGGTTGTAGTCCGCCAGTTGCATAATCACCTACATATGCATGAGTGTCAGGATCATAAGATAATGTTTTATATCTAACTCCTTCTAAAAATTGTGAAGGCGTTTGATCCGTTTCAAATCCTCCAATCATTACACCGTTGGATTTATTAAACATTAATGTCATACTTTTGTTTGCCATATCTTTATTCCCATATCAGGCAAAGACTATATTTTGGATCTTCACCTTTTTCTATTTTTGTCACTTCATGCCAAGTATCAATCGGCATATCAAACATTGCTCCTTTTTTCTCTTGAACTAGATGTTCGTTTCCATCTTGGTCCCAGTATTTAAAGTGCGGCAAGCCTTGTGTTAGATAAACTAACTTAAACTTCCAATATCCTCCTGCACTATCTTGGTGTTTGATTAGCCAATCACCAGGTTGATATTTGTTTACTACTACCTGCGAACACCATTTACGTTCATTTGGTATGGTCTTCCAAATAGTTTCAACTAATTCTTCGTTCATATCCTTTTGAAATAATGAACTAAAATTACTTGTACCGTACTTTGTTTCGTGCCTTTCTTTTGCGCCTTTGCCTCTTCTAGTAAATTTGCCGTCTTGTTCATGCACCTTTACTAGCATCATAATTTCGTCTACATTTGTAATAAAGTCTTCGTTAACTTCATACATTAAAAATATCCTACAAATTCCCAACTACCACTTAAAATAGTTTTAGTTATATCATAACTGTATGTACTAAACTGTGTGTTAGGATCTCCACTAAAAATTCCTCCTAGTTGGAACCATTCAACTACATAGTCATTTCCAGTATAAGTTTGGCGACCTAGTAAAGTATCTGATTTAATACCGTCTAATAAAACAGCCGATGGGTCAAATCCGTATCCTACTATAACACCATCCTGAATAACAAGAACCCTTGCACCAACACCTTGTGGAAGACCAATATAGTCTGCTTGATTTTGTGTTAGTCCTCTGTCAGTTGTAATCCAATAAGAATCCGCAAAATCATCTAAGAACGGATCTGCGGTGACATTACTAAGTTGTGTTGTTGGAACACCAATTCCTTTTTTAACAAATTCATATCCTGTAATTGCACTTTTAGCATTAATTAAATCTGTGACATTTGCTTTTACACCTACATAACTGTATGCTCGACCGCCAATAAAACCAATACCATACCTTATACCACTGAATACTCCAAATCTACGATAGAACTGTCCTGAAGGTAAACTTGAAAAGTAATGTGATCCTAAGATTCTTGCTTTAGTACCTGCAGAATATTGTGTTGCAGGAGCAAGTCTTTCAAGTTGTGCTTTAACTGCATCTAGATTCATATCTCTAGTATCTAAATGGAATGTTAAATCTTTTGGAATAGCGCCAACTTTTTCATCTACATACTGTTTAATTGCTAATTGAGTGACAACAGTATCGTTATCAGCACTGTTAAACGTTCCGTCATCTGAAATAAATTTAAAAGACTTGTTATTTGCATCAGTAAATTTAGTAGATTTTACATTTGAAAGAATACCTACTGTACCTAACGCACTGTTTTCAATTCTTGAACCATCATCAATCACAACCCTAACTAAGTTAGTATCTTCAATATTTGAATTATCAACTTTTACATATTGTAAAAGTGTTGTATTTCCATTGCTACCAATAGTACCTTCGGTAATATTAACGTTGTCTGCACTTAACGTATGGTTTACATTAACTGCCGCATTAAAAACTTGTGTTGCTGTAAATGTTTTAGTACCGCTAATTGTTTGGTTGTTTGATCTATACATACCGTCAAGTACATATCTTGATGTTCCATCTAAGAAACCTTCGTATGTTCCAGATACACCGTCTTGTCCTGCATCTACTAAAGCAATAACTCTATCATTATCTAATACAATCTTGCCGCCAGTTGCATTTACAGTACCTGTTGTATTACCTGTGACGTTTCCTGTGACGTTTCCGCTTACATTACCGTTAACACTACCTGTAAGTGTACCACTAAAATTACCTAAAGCATCACCAACTACGTTTGAAAATATAGCATCTGCGTAGATGTTTCTATATTTCATTGTAGGTGCACCTAAGTTTACTTCATTGTCTGCATAAGGTTTTACATCTTTACCTTCAATATAAAAAACTGTCTTGTCTGCACCACTGCCTGTATAGTTTACACCAAATGATAATACATCATTTGTTTCGTTATTGATTCCTGCATTACCACTTACACTATCAACATTAATTTTTAGTTCATCATTAGGACCAACATTAATACCATTATTGTTTTGGAAACTGTAAACACCTGCAATAGTTTCATTTTCTAATCTATTAGCATAAGTGTCGCCGGCTTTGCCTACTAATCTGTCTGCATCAGTAGCAGTACCGTGATGTTTTGTGTCTGTGCTTACACCGTTTGAATTAGTTCCTTTTAATGTTGTGCCTCTATAACATTTTGTAAAGTTAGGTACTGGTGTGACTGCTTGATCAATAGTAAATTCTGTATCTGCAACAATCGCATATATTACGTTATGAATATATCCTGCCATTACAGGATGTTTTGTTCCTTGATCATCAGTTAAAAGAATACTACGCCATTGCGTAAATTCATAACCTTTTAAATCTTGTGGTCCAACTAGAATATGTTCATTGCCGTCTGCTGTCCAAGCATATAATTGATTGTTATCTGAGTCCCACCAAAGGTCACCTTCTTTTCTATTGCTTGGTTCTAGATCAGAAACTTCTAATAATCCAACCTGTCTCCACTCTACACCATCAAAAACAGCAGGACGAAGTGTGTTTACAGTTTTATCAAACCATACTTGACCTACTTGCGCCTTAGGTGGTTTAGTAGTTGAAGCAAAATTTTCTAATAATTTAACAAAATTCTCATTTTGTATTTCACCGTATCCAGCAACATTACGACCAACTAGTTGTAGGTCCGTAGTTGTATCAACTACACCATCTGCTAGTGTGACTAACGTTGTTCCGTCTGTTCTGTTAATAGTATATGGCATATCTTATCCTTATAACGCTTGGGTGTAAGTCCAAGCCCCTCCGCTCACTGTTAATAAATGGTATGATCTTACCACACCTAATGCACTACCTGACAGTGTAATACCATCTGGAAATGCTACACTTGATAAAACACTTTCACTGTTCAGCACTCCATTTTGATCAACTGTTGTTTGACCAATTAATAATGTGTTTGTTGTTCCTGTAGGAATAGACGTCACGTTAATATTAGTTTGTGCGCCAGCGAGTGTTAAATCTTCTGCTAAAATTCTTGCAGTTGCACCGTTGTCAAAATTGCTTGCCGGAGCAAGTGTGTTCATAATAAACGGTAAACCGTCTACTGCTGATGTTTTATCTGCAATACCAGTTGTGTTAATTGTCATAAACAGTGTTCTTGTTCTAATTTCACTGTCAATATAATTTTTTGTACCAACGTCTTGTGCGTCAGTTGGATCTTGAACACCTTTAATTTGAGTTTCTACTGTATTTCTTGGGTTAAGTACAATATTTCCTGTACCCCAAATATCAAAGTTTAAATCTCCGTCGGTGTTTCTTGTACCAATAGTTGTACCATTAATATCGATGTCGTCAACTTGCAATTCTGTAAGAACGCCAACATTTTGTAAATTAGAATTTACAACACTAGGACCAATAGTTGTTGTGTTAATAATATTGTTTTCAGCAATTCTAAACTCTTTACCAGCGGCGATACTAATCGATTCTGAACTTTCCCATGCTTCGTCTGTTCTACTCCACGCAAACGTGTGATCAGTATCACCTCTAAGTGTTAATCCACCACCGTCAGCAAGTACATCTGATTCAGATCCACTAGCATAAGCAAGTTCAATATTTTTATCTGCTACTCTTAAATTTTGCGAATCAACAAACGTTGTTGTTCCGTTTACAGTTAGATTCTGTTGTACAACTAAACTACCACCTAATTCAACTTCACTTGAAGTTTTATCTTTAAAAATGTTAACTTTCATTAGACTAGAATCAATTTCTAGTGCGTCAATAATACCGCCATTACCTTGCGAGTTAACTTGAATTTTAAAATCTTTGTTTTGTAGGTTATTTTTAAATGTTGTGACATCACCTACAATTTCAATATTAAGATCTTGTTCACCACCAATAACTAGACCAGCATCATTTTGAATACTTAACTGTGATTGCGATGTTGAAGCAATATCTGCACGTAGGAAATTACCAGGATCAATACCTGCAATAGTATCTGCCGACCCTGCTGTACCATGAAACTTTAATCCGTCAACTGTTGAACTAAAGTTTAATCCTACTTTAATACTTGCAAACCCTGTAATTGCTACTTTAGGAGTAAACGCATATCTACTTAAAATACCCACAAGCAAATCATTAACAAAAAGTTTTGTAATTGAGCGACCGTTATCGTTTGAATCAACAACAGTTTCAACAATCCAACCGTGTTTACCTTGTGCTGAAGTATAAATTGGACCTGCAAGTCCTAAGTCAACACCGTCGTAAAAGTATAATTGATTGTTAAGTGAATCCATCCAAAGGTCGCCTTTAACTAACCCTTGCGGTTGAGTTTCCTCAACTAGCGGTCCACCAGTTGGTTTAAATGTAGTTCCTGTATAAACTTTTAAACGTCCTTCAAGTTTATCGTACCAAATTTGTCCTTCTAAAGGATTATCAGGTGCTGTTGTATTAGCAAAACTTTCAAGAATTTTAATTAAATTTTCGTTTAAAACTTCGCCGTAATTACTAAACCTTCTACCAACTAAAGCAATATCTGCAGAAGTTGTATCAACTGTTCCGTCTACAACAGTTGTTAATAATGTTCCGTCTGTTTTATTAACGTTATATGCCATTAGTCTTCTGCCCTTATGATATAATTCAATGTTAAGAATGGATTCATTACGTTAATATCACTATAAACACCAGTACCAGTATTTTGTGTATATTGTGTACCTTGTCCAATTGCATTGTCTGTAATGTTTTTAAGTTCACTACCACCTGTACCAGCAAGTGATTCTGCCGCAGTATCTGTGACTCTACCAACACTGCCACCACCTGCATCAACAGCGTTGTTATCTGTATCCTGTACAGTTAACCCGTTGTCCATATTATCTTTACCTAGTGGGAATCTACCACGTAGGTCTGGAAGTTTAAATGTGTTTGGATTAATACCTGTTCCGTATGTAGTACCAATTGCTTGGAATAATGCTTGATAACTTGCAATAGGTACTTCAGAACCATCACATAACAAATATCCTATTGGTGCAGTTTGTCCTGCATACGGCATAATTCCTCCTACTGGAACAGTTGGTGCTCCAGCAAAGAAGTTTTTATACTGTACTTTTCTTAGTCCAACATTATCTCTTGAAACTAAAACATAGTCTTCTGTAGTTTGTGTTTCTGTTGTTTCTGTCTGCTCATCAATAGCATCTTGTGTTAGTGTGACATCAAATGTTTTTTCTGTTCCACCTGTTTGTCCATCATAACTGAATCCTGTTGCATCAGCCATGTGTCCAGTAATTTTAAATGTTGTACTAGCAACTAGTCTATCTGCTGTACCATTAACATTACCTGTGACATCACCAACCATTGTTCCAACTAGTCTACCTGTAAATATTTCTGAGTGTACGTTTTTAAATCTTAAACTAGGTGTACCAATAGTAAGTTTGTCGTCAACACTTGGTGCAATACCTGTAGCATTATCTGATGGATCATTTTCACCTACTCTAAAGTGTCCGTAGGTTGTTAAGTTTCCGCCAACAAATAATTGTTTAGCAACACCAATGCCGCCACCGGTTGTAATACTACCTGTTGTAGTACTTGTTGCTTCTTCGTCTGAACTACAAGTTAAACGTTCAGTGAAGTGACCAGTACCATGAACATCTAATGTTGTGACCGGACTTAGTGTGTTAATACCTAAACGTTTATTGGCTCCATCAAAACGAGCCATTGTTTCAATTGTTCCTGTATCATTTGGAAATACTGAAATGTCAATACTACCATCTACTGAATTGTTTTTAATAACAGCATTATTATCTGCAATTTCTAAATTAAAGATTTGGTTTGAACCAATTGTGACACCACCGTCATTACGTACATATAACTGTCCGTTCATTGTATCAGTAATATCACTTCTTAAAAAGTTATTTGCATTTACAATTTCTACTGCTGGTTGTGTGACACTTAATGCATCTGCCTTAGTTGCACTAGCATGAAGTTTGTTAAGAACAATTCCATTACCATCAAAATCTTTTGCTGAAATATTAATACCAGGAAATAGTTCTGTAAATCCTTCAATTACTTGTTTAGGAATAAACTGATCTTTTGAAATAATAGTGACTACTTTGTCGTCAACATAATTTTTTACAATAGTGTGTGTTTCACCTTTAGTATCAACTACCTGTTCTGCTTGAGCACCTGATTTAAGTCCTCCACTAAAGTTTGGACCAACTAATTGAAACTGACTTGCTGTAAACAAATATAGTTGTGAGTTTGTTGTGTCAACCCAAACATCACCTTGTAATGGATTTTGTGGTTCGGTTGCACTTACATGAACACCACCTGCTGGTCGCCAATTAGCGGCGCCTGCGGTTGAGTCATTAATCTGTAATCTGTTTGTTGCACTGTCATACCACAACTGACCTTCAATTGGATTATTAGGTGCTGTTGGATTTGCAAAATTTTCTAATACGTGAACAAAGTTTTCTGCAATGCTTTGTCCATAACTAGGTTCGTTTCTACCAATAAGTGTTAATGACGTATCAGAAGTGTTCCTACTGTTGTCATCTACAGTAATTGGTGTCTTTTGAACTGCGTTTGTAAAATTTACTGTGTACGCCATCTATTAATTCTCGCTCAAGTTAGTTAAACTCTGTATTCTAACTGTGTAATCAATCTGTATAAGTCTGTTTAGTGACTTTTGTACAGGGTGGAAAATTACGTGTGTTAGAAGTCTGCCTTCATTAGCACCTTCGGTGCTGTATGCTCTTAAACCTAGTTCGTCAAAAACAAAATTACCATCTAAGTTTGTGCTGTTATCAAATGCCTGTTGTCCTGTTGGTTCACCGTAGTCTAATAAACAACTTACTAAAATGTCTGTATATGTTGTACCTAAGGTATGACGTGTTTCGATGAAGTTTCTTGCAGGATCTGTGTTGTTAACATTGTTATCATCAACTGTTTTATAGTATGTTTGATTGTACAATGAAGCATTAACGCCTGTATTATTTGGAGTCAAATAAGTGATAATTCCTGTTGGATCTACTGTTGTTCCACCATTGCCAAATGCCATTTCAACGATGTTTCCACGCCCTTCATTTCCAAGTGATTCTGCTAGTGAAATACTCATGTTTTCGTAATGAATAGCATTACGCTTATTCACTAGTATTTCTCCACTTTTTGGATCAAAGATCTTAATGTGGCCTTCCATTAATACACCTGTATTTTCATTTGGTTTTTTGTTTTCTTTTGGCATTTGTTCCAACTTTTTATCCTCGTTTGACATTGTCTATTCCTTAATATTTATTATAGGTAAACCAGAGGACCTCTCTAGCAAGAAATTAGCCTGCGGAGATTCTGCTCTTTGTAGTGTGACACCGTTAGATGCAGTGCTAACACCTGCTGTATACCATACATGACCCTGCTTTTGCACCACTTTAATCTCGGTTCCGTTCTCTGGTTCGTCCCTTAATATTAGTTTATAATAGCCTTTTGCTGTACTATCTTCAACTGGTTCAATAGTAAATTCTGGTAGTTGAACTACATCACTAGCAACACCTAGGCTGTTTGTTTCTTCACTATCATAAGCGATAGATGGATCGTGTTTTGTAATTGGATTAGCAGAAACTGTTGGTTTTTGTAGTTTTCTGCCCCCTACATAAACTTCTACTTGATCGTGTGCATTAACACTTCCTGAGAAGTTAATTGTTTCCAAAACGTGTACTGATTTACCGTTTGGTAATCCATCACGTACAATTATTTCATATACGCTTAATGATTCTTTATATGGTACAGTTTGTGTTGGTCCTGCATCAAACACCTGTGTTCCAACTGGATGTTCAGCAATTCCTGTACCAAGTGTACCTCTTGTTATCTGTGATAACTTATTACCGTTAATTTTGTAAAATTCTATTCTTTCTTTACCAACAAATATTACGCCAGGAACACGTTTTTCTGGACTTGGCGTATCAAAGAAACTTGCGTCTTGTACAGAAATTTCTGTATCACCTAACAATAATTTTGTAGTTAACACAGTAGTATCTTGTTTACTAATTCTCTTAAAGTGATGTCTGTTAAGCATATCTTCAAAAATAGTAAATCCAATACCGTCGTGTGTTCTATCTTCACTAAACGAAGTTATTACTACTCTATCAGTTGATTTTTGTGAAAACTTGTTGTCAATATAAACGGTATATCCATCATCTAAAATTTTGTAATCTGCATCTGCTACAAGAGGAATATTATTCAACTCTACCCAAACATATGCAACATCAATTGCTTTTCTGCTTAACTTATAATTTCCGCCTGTATTTCCTGCAAATACTTCTTTACGCATTAGGTTAGCATCGTGATTTGTGAAACTTGTAATTTTAAGAATTGTTCCTTCACCAACTCCGGTACTATCTTCTGCACTGTTGTTAATAATTTTGATATATCCTGCATTTGAACTATCGTCATCATCGTGTTTTCTAATTTCATAATCATGACCACGTAATACTGTGATTGCAATTACATCGCCTGCTTGTAATCTACCTTGATAGAAAGTGACAAGGTTTGTTGCAGTATTAAACTGATAATCTGAAATTGGTTCAAGTCTAACACCGTTCTGATGAACTTCTAATTCACCAAGTGCCAAACTAAATGCTGGATACTCTGGATCTTGACTTGCTAGATAATCTAGAGTCACTCCGTTAGCAACATAATAAATTGTGTCTGGTGCTCTCAATCTTCTACCATTTGCTTCAACTACTACCATTGCATGGAACGGTTCAATATTTCCAGGTACCTGAGATAAGTCATATGTAAGACCGTCGTTGCTTTGTACTTCGTGTACGTCTGTGACTACTTCACTGTATGTTTTTTCTAATCCGCTTAATGCAGTAATCTGTGTCACGGCATCTGTCATATCGTTTGGAGGATTTGTTAAAACAATTTTTGCACTACCACTATCAGTATCTTCATAGATAGCATAGTCTTGTTTTACACCATTAACTGTGACAAACGCACTTTTAACATCTTCGTACTTACTTGTTAAAACAAACTCAATAGTACTATCACCTGAGTCAACATAATCTTCTTTTTCAAGTATCTCGCTACCGCCAACATTTAAAGTTGTAATTGTGACTAACTGTCCATCAGTTGGTGCTGATGTAAGTGTAATTTTTTTATTAGCATAGTCAACAGTGTAGTCAGTTCCTAAAACTTTATAAGAACTTGATCTTGTTGCAGTATCTGTTGGTGTAGGATTACTAGGCCCTACTGTGACTATAATACTGTCTGTTGTTCCGGGATATTTGTTAAACGTAAACTCAGTTTCACTTCCATCTCCCCAATGTCTTGTAATGTCAATAATTGGAGAACCATCTGCTGGAGCATTATAAACTTTCATAGCCAGCGAATCAAATATTTGACCTGGTACAACTTCTTCAGGTGCGTGTGACGTATCTGGTGTGACAAACCCGTCGCCTTGTAAACTAATTTCTTCTGGTGTTTGTCCAGTTGCAGTACTATAAGATAAATTACCACCTTGTATAATTGTGTCTAAGTTGTTTACATCTGTTGGAACAACACTACCATCTGAATCTTCTGGACGGAATACTACCAACACACCATCTGCTGGTGTTGCATTTAAAGTAAATGCTGTTGTGTTCCCGTCGCCAACAATAGTTGGAGTGTTATTTGGATCTTGCCTTACACCATCAAAATAAACGTTAATCTTTTCATCCTGTTTAGGTGCATAAGGTAATGTAAACGATGTTGCAACTCCGTCTGCACGGAAAGCATAATCTGTGTTGCCTCCTGAGAACGTATCCCAACCATGACTAAACCATGGAAGGCCGTCCCACCCAACACTAACACCAAAGTCTAAACCTTGTACTTTAACGCCCGGATATTCGATACCATACATTAATTGTGCCGGATCTTTACCAGGCATACCTGCTGTTGGTTCATAGAAATAATTAATTCTATCAATAGCGTTCATTAGTTTTACATTTTTCTTATATGTAATTGTGACTGTTGAACGCTCTTTTGGCAATGTTTTTAATACAACATGGCCAACTTGTTTTTTATAAGTTTTATCAGTTAATGTTTCAATGCTTACATCAAAGTTTTCAACAAAAATTGCTTCATTATTCACACTGATAACAAAATCTCTTTTATCTAACGTAGGCAAGTATGTTAGTTTATAAACAACTTGTCCTGACTTAGCGGTATATGTATCAACGTATTCTTCATCAGCAATAATACCTGTTGAGCCAATTCTATCAAATTTAAGTTCAGTTTTATTTGTTCTAACTTTATTGTTTTCAAGAATTGCAACTGCTTTTGCTGTTGATGTTTTATCACCTCCACCAG